TATTAAAAGATAATAAAATAACATTTAAATATATTGCTGGTATATATGAAGAGACAGTAGTTTCAGATACAGAAAGTACATATAAAGTTTTAAAAAACCTATTTAATTTAACTGAGGATAATGGTAAACTTACTTTTTCTGAACATTTTAAAGATGTTGTAACACAACATGGTAATATAAAAACTCACACTATATATAGGTGTCAAGAATTTATTATAAGCAAAGATAATCAAAACATTATATTTGATGATTTTAATTTTAATATATCAAAAACTATTGTTGAGTTTGAAGCTTCTCAAAATAAATATTCTTTTATACTAGGTTTATCTTTATCAAATATAGAGTTACCTAGTGAAGAACTAACAGGTAAAAAATGTTTAGGTTATTATATTGTAAAACAAGAAAGAAGAGAAGAAGATAAAACAATACTTGATTCTGGTGTAATATTACCAATGTGGAAGGCTGGAATATTTCATGCAGCATCTTATATATCACCTAATTTTGATGATACACAAAATTATAGAAATGATATACCAGAGAGTGTTTCAAAAAGAGCATTTGTTTTATTATCTCCAAGACACAAATTTCATGATAGAACATTTGATAATTTCACTCATATAGTTGAACAAGGTACTTATTATACCTCACCAAGTTTTTCTAGATATACTGGACAACTTGTTCAAAATGTAAATGGTCAAAAAACTGAGAATGTGAGTGATAGTTATAGTGCTTTTAAAGATTCTGATGGAATGTCTTTAAAACATATAATAAGATTTCAAGAGATGAAATTTGAACCACATATAAGAGATGATAATGAGAGATTTTATGTGGATAATAATGATTTTAATTTAGATATTTATAACTTAAATCCTTGTGAATATGCTAGTATAGATAATGACAAATATATGTTATACAACTGGGATATGTCTAATAAGAATTTAATTTTTTATTCAAAAGACAAAGACTTAAAAGGTCTTCCAGAGATGTATAATAACACAAGACATTATCCTTATGTTTACATATATAATAATCACAACAGTTTTTATAGTAATTTCCAAAGGGCAAAGTTCTATAAAATAAATCAGAATATATCAACTAGTAGTACCTTTAACTCTTTCTGTGGTGATTTACAATTAGGTGCTTTAAGACAATACTCAACTATGTTTGGTAATATAGAAGCTAGAAGAATAAAGAAAAAACCTAATATGTGGAAGATTATAGGAGGAGCTTTATTAACAGCTTTAACCCTAGTAGCTACAGCTTTAACTGCTGGTGCTACATCAGCTTTACTATTAGTTTCTTTAGGTCTTCTTGGTGCAACACTTTATGGTGCTGCTGCTATAACTAAAATTGAGAATTTCAATAAAGCTATGGGAGAGCATTGGGATAGAGGTTTAAAAAGAGTTGTAGTTGATAGAGATTTTATAAGAATATTTATTAAGGATAATTTTAGAGATGGTTCTTTATCATATCAAGATGATACAATTAGGTGGTATACTGAGATATTTGGTGATTTAGTTTTTGAAACAGATATTAACATATCACTTAGAGTATCACCAAAATTTGATAGAAACAATTATTTAAAACCTTTTAAACCATATATGCAAAATAACTACTATAAAACAAGAGTAATTTATTGTGGTGGTAATAGTATATGTTGTACTTGTAATACAGGTTCTGGTGGAGAATGGTATTGGGAAGATAATGATGTTGCTGTTAAATCTGAAATAGAAGAGGAATTATTTTTCTTATCTAAGTTGTGTAAACAATCTAGTGAAAGAGAGGATAAAAATGCTAAATCTGATACTGGTTGGGAATATAGAGGAATACCAACACCTCCTATTTATTTTGTAAATAATGATTTTCAAAATAAAAATCAAATTTTAGCACACTATATGACACCTATAGAGTATTCATTTTGTTCTGAATGTAAAGAGGAATTCCCTCAAAGATTTATGTGGAGTGAAACATCTTTTTCAGAGTCTTTAAATGATAATTTTAAATCATTTTTAGCTAATAACTACAAAGATTTATCTGGTGAATATGGAAATATAACTAATATTTTCTCTTTTAATAATCAGTTATACATACACACTGAAGAAGGCTTGTGGGTTCAACCAACTAATTATCAAGAGAGAGTTACTAATGGTGTAGTAACTTATATAGGTACTGGTGAATTTGGTTCTTTACCAGCACAATTAATACTTGATAGTAAATCTGGAAACTCTGCTGGTTTAAGACAAAGAGATGCTTTTGTTATAACACCTTATGGCTATTTCTTTGTTAGTGAAGGTTTAGATAAAGTATTCAACTTCTATGGTAAGTTAGAACCAATATCTGATGAAGGTTTGTCAAGATGGTTTAGAAATAATTTAAATATTGGTTACTCTAACAATCTAAAAGATAATTGCCCATATTTATTTAATGGTAAAGGTTATTATTTAAATTATGATGAAAACTTTGATAGAATATTATTAACTCAAAGAACAAATTTATCAAGTTTAATTGACCCAGATACAAAATATGACTTTACTATGAGTTATAATCTTAAGAGTAAATCTTGGGTTTCTTTTCATAGTTATATACCTGATAGGTATATACAAGTTAATAATAATATGTTTACTATTATAGGTAATAAGATTTATATACATAATAAAGGTAATTATCAAGAGTTTTATAATGATACATATCCTTTTGTAATAGAATATGTTTTAAACAATAATCCTCTTATTACAAAGGTATTTGACCATATAAGATTTATAACAAAAGCTTATAATAGTGATAATAAGGAAGAGAAGTTTATAACTTTTAATAAAGCTTGGCTATATACTAACAGACAACTTAGTGGTGAATTAAATTTACTAATCAAGAATACTAATAGTGATTATATATTAAATGAGGTATATAATAACAACACTAATAATATTTTCCTTGATAGAAATGAAGAAGATTGGTTATTTAATTCTTTCAGAGATATGACTATAAATAGTGAAGACTTATTTATAACAGGTGAAAGAGATATTTATAATGAATTAAATAAAAACAAATACATTTATAATGATAAATTAATAAATAGAGAGTCTATTAATTTAGATAAGGCTTGGTATGAACAAGAAAGTTTTAGAGATAAATATTTGGTGGTTAGATTAATATTTGATAATTTTGCCAATGAAAAAAACTTAAACAAAAAACTTGTTTATTATTTTAGTTCTAATTATAATACTATAAGTGAAAGATGATAAAAAAAGATAAACGTGCTTATGGTGGTACACCAATGAAAATACAAACACCAGATGAGGTTATATATAATAGCTATACTAATCTAGCTGATGCAGAATATCAAGGTTTAAAAGGAGCTGAACCCTATGAACAGGGTTTAGCTGCTTTAAATTTTGTTACAAGTGCTATGGGTAACTTTAAAGGTATTGGTGGTAAAGGTATTAATACTGAAGGTATTAAAGGTACACCTCTACAAAATAATTATACTGTAGAAGATTTCTCAGAGTATAATAAAAATAATAAAGTACATAAATTAAAAACTATAACTGCTGGATTAAATAATCAACCTATTTTTAATCCTAGTGTAAAACCTCACTATTTTGCTTTAGGTGGAGAAGTACCTATAGAAGCAGAAGGAGAGGAAATAATTCAAGAACCTAATGGTCAAATGTATGAATTAAATGGTGCTTCTCATGAAGAAGGTGGTATAGATATGACTGTACCTCAAGGTACTCAAATATATTCTAAAAGATTAAGAGGTGCTGATGGTAAAACTATGGCTGAGAGAAAAGCCTTTAGAGAAAAACAATTAGCTAAATTAAAAAGATTACTTGAAAGAAATCCTAATGATAAAACTTTAAGAAGAACTTTATCTAAAACTGAAAATGATTTTGCTAAACAGGAAGCTGAGGATTTAGAGTATATGAATTATATGCACCAACAAAGTACTATGGGGCAACCACAAGAAGAGTTTAAAACTGGTGGTTATGCTACAGATGACCCAATTATACCCTCAAGAAAACTTAACAAATTAATAAAATCAAGAACACCTATACAATTAACTACACCAGAGAATTATAGTACAGATATTAATATATCTAAGAATTTACTTACTTTAGGTAATAAACCTGTAAATCCTCCATATGTAGCACCTACAGATGAAGAGGTTTTTAATTTAAATGATACAACTTACAATAATATACCTAATATTTATAATGTAAGGGCTATTGTTCCAGGTGAAAATCTTAATTTTAATTATAGTAAACCACAAACTATAAAAGCTAAGAGTAAACCAAGTATAAGCAATATTCAAACAGGACCACGTAGTAATGGAAATGATAACTATATTAGTAATGTACATCACTCAAATGGAGCATATAATACTTCTACTCCTGTAAATTTGAGTAATGTAACTTATAATAAACCTGTTGTTAAGTCTAATAAACCTAATAGTACTACTAATACTAATAGTACAACAGCTAGAACACCTATAAGTACATTAGGTAGTATTAAACCTAATCCACAATTAGTTGATACCTATAGTAATATAGGAAATTCAATATTAGAAGCAACAAGATACAGAAATGAAACAACTGGAGAGACTACTGGAAATAATAATGATGTTAATAATAGTAATGGTAATTCTACAGGGGATAATAGTAATGTGGATACTTCTTCTATAAGTTCAGAGAGAGGTTCAAATAAACTTTTTAAAGATTTTGAATTTCCTATGACTTTAGGTGATGCTGTAGATTTATATGGTAAATATAGAGCAGCTTATGACCCTGCTGAGATGACTTTAAGAAATAGGTCTGGTGATACACCTAATATTAATGCTTATGAGAATTATGGTAAAAGAGGTATTAATCAACTTGAAAAAACTAAAGATTTCTTAGAGTATAACTTAGGTCAAGCTATTCAAAACAATGAATTAAACACTAATAGTTATAAATCTACTAATAGTAATAATGCAAGAAGTATAAATACTCTTAATGCTCTTAATATGGCAGCTGATGCACAACAAATGGCAGCAGATAATCAAGCTTATATGCAATATGGTAATCAAATAGCTTCTATAGATGGTCAATTAGCTAATATGATGAATCAGCAAGACCAAATGGTTATGCAAGGAGAACAAAATAGAGATGATGCTGATAGAAGAGATAGAGATAACTTCAATATGCAATTACAAAAAGATATTAATACTAAAAATAAAGGTATTCAAGAGATAGGTAAAGATATTAATAATATATTAGAGAGAGAAGGAAATTTACAAGCTATTAATAATATGTATCCAGATTTTAGTATGTCAAGAAATGGTACTCTTAAAGCTAAAGGAGACCCTTCTACTTGGACAGGAGAAACTAAATACTGGAATGGAAAACCAGCTGCTGAATATCAAAGATTTTTAAAGAAGAAAGATGAAGGATATTTCTTTGATAATGAGACTCAAGCTATTTATAATAAAGATGGTAAAGAGGTAGATAAATCTTATAATGTTATACCTAATGGTAGAGTTGTGGATTTAAAAGCTAAAAACACTGCTGAAAATGAAAACAGAGTTAAAGTTCTAAAAGAATTATCTGATAAATTAGGAGGTAAAACTGACTTTGATAAGCTATCAGAAGATGAACAAATGGAAGTTTATAATGCACTGATAAGTGGTAAGAAGTTTTATAAAGGAGGAGTTTATTGGAAAGCTTTAAATGATACTGCAAAAGAACAAAATAGAAACTATAGGTCTTATATAAATCCCTTAACTGGTAAAAGATTTACTAGTGAAAAAGAATTTGCTGATTATAAAGAACAAAATAATAATGATATAAGTGGTTTACAGTTAAATGAATCTGGATTTAGCTATAGTAGATATGAGCCTAAAGATTCTTTTAATGGTGTAAGTCAGATAAAAGGTTATTTTGGTAACAAAGATGATAAAGGTAAAGATGTTAAATCTACTTATGATATAGATGTTAAACAGATAAATGATGAACTTGATAATCTATCTGAAACTTTTGAAGACTTTAAAGAATCACAATATAACAAAGATGTAAATTATTCTGATGATACCACTATGGATATAGAGAATTTAAATAATGCTACATTAGATTTCTTCTCTAAATTAGGTGCTATTAATTATGGTTATGATGCTAGAAAAGTATTTAATGGTCATAAGATAAAAGGTTATAAAACTAAGAGTCAGTTATTAGATGAATATAAAAACCAAATATTATATTACTTAAGTAAAAGAGGAAAATAATGGGAAGATATTATCAAACAGATAAACCTGAATTTGTACAAGATGCTATAATGAGACCTGATTATAATTTATATGAAAGGTCTCTAGCTACTGTACAAAAAGATTATGATACTCAAAAAGCTATTGCTGAACAACTAATGGATTTACAATTTAACCATTTAAATTCAGAAGAAGAAAATGCTAATGCAGCAACAGCTAAAGATTATTATCTACAGAATGCAAATGAAATAGCCTCTTTGATGATGGCTGATAAAACTAATTATAGAAAGTATATGGGTAGATTAAAAGACCTTCAGAGAGAGTTAAAAAAGGATTTCTCTGAAGGACCTATAGCTTTAATGCAAGCTTCATATAATCAAGAGAAAGCTTGGAGAGAAGCTAATAAGAAACACTTAGAAACTAATCCTGCTTTATATAATGCTCTATATAGAGAAGCACAGAAAAACTGGGGTGGTAATTCTGTAACTAAAGGAGTTTGGAATCAAGAGAATGCTTTAAAACAATTTGACCAACAAAAAGTAGAAGAGAATATACAAAAATTAGTAGCTGATATTAAGAAAAGCTCAATTCAAACTACTAATGGTAAGTATAAAACCACTATAGATAATGAAGTTAAAGAACTAACTGAACAAGATATACTTAATTATGCTGTAAATAAAGTATTATCTGACCCAGAGGCTTTAGCTTATTTTAGACAAGCACAAAGAGTTGGTATAGGTAATTACTTTAATCAAGATGGTTCTTTAAATACAACAGGAGGACAATTAGGTTCTTGGCTTCAAGGATTAAGGTCTTATGCTTATAAACAAGAAGAGTATGCTAAAAAGATTAATGAAGACCAATATGGACTAATAGCTGCTAGAGAAGCTGCTGATGAAGCTAAACAAAAAAGATTAATGGACTATAAGAAACAACTTGAAAAGGTTGATGAAATTACAGCTACTAGAAATATTAGTGAAAGTCTTTATGGTAGTAAAGAAGAAGTCTCTAAAGATGTACAAGCATTACTTAACAAGAAATACCAAAGAGAAGCTTTAATAGCTTCTGGTAAAAGTAAAGATTCTAAAGAAGTTAAAGAAAAAGATTTTACTCCTGATGAACAAGAAATGTATAATTTATATTTAAATAACTTGGGTAATAGAGTTATAGATAATATAGATAAGAAAGTATATGAATTAGATGTTATTAATTCTAAAGGTTTACAAAAGATTGGTATTGACACTAATAAACTTAGAAGTATCAAGTATAAAAAAGATAAAGGTGAGGTTTTATCAATAGCTGAGAAGAATTATTTAACTGAATCAGCAACTAAGATAGCTAAGCATCAGTTGGGTGATAATGGTAAAAATGGTAATATAAACAACATTTATAATAATTATCATTTCTCTGTACCTAGTGGTAATGATTTTATGAGGTCAGAAATAGTAAATATAAATGGTAGAGATTTATCTAATACATTTAATAAAGAGGCTCAATACCAAATGTATAAAGATTATAACTCTGATAAATATAATATTACTAAAACATTAACTCATTTAGATTTAACTAAACCAGAGTTAAAACAAGTAAGAGATGTACTTAATCAAACATTACAAAATAGTATTACCAATATAGATAATATAGTAACTTATCAAAATGGTAAACCTGTTATAAATGATAAAGTTAAAGCTGAAATTAAAAATACAGGTTTCTGGAAATGGTTGAGAGATGATGAAAACCTAAAAACTTTTGCTCAAGCTTTACAAGCTATGAAGAGAGAGTATGGTGATTCGGAGAAAATAGATATAGGTAATTCTGATATGTTTAAAATAGAATCAGTTCTTGGAACTAATGGTAAAGAGATGTATATTACTATTAATCCTAAATATCTTGAAGATATGACTCCTAATGGTAATGTATTTAAAGTTACTGATAATGAATTTAATGCTAATATAGATGATTATCAGATGAGTAAAGCTATGAATGCTGTAAAGGTTGCTAAAGGTAAGGAAAAAGACTTTATAATATCTAATACACCTGTAACTACCAATATTAAAGCTGATGTTACTAAATCTATTGTAAGTGGATTTGATATGGGTAGAAATGTAACTAGAAAAGAAATACCCGATTTAAGAAATATAAGAAATAAAGGTGTTACCATTAGTACTAAAAACTATGATGACCACATTGAAGTTATAATAGAAGGTAAAGATAGAAATGGTAAAATTGATAGAATTAACTTTAATGGTGAAGGTGGTGTATTTGGAATACCAGTATATAATGGTTTACCTGATAGTAAAACTATGAATGATTTAGGTTTATTATTATCAAACAATTTAATATTTGAAAATTATAAAAAATAATATTTATGCCAATAGATATAAAGGAATTTAATAAAGTAGCTAATGAGAATGCTAAAGAGCAAAAAAGAAAGGAAGCTGGTGGTCTTAAAACACCTACAGAAGTTTTAAATGAAGTTGGTTTTGATGCTAATATAGATTCTGGAACTACTTTTAATGAGCAAACAAATGAATTACATAGATTAGGTTTTAGTGGTTTAATTGAGTCAGGTAGAGATTACTCTGACCAATTAGCTATGAGACAATCTGATAGTGAGAAATGGGGTAGGTCAGCTATTAAATTTGGTAAAGGTATTTTAAATGGTATTATAGATAATTTAGCCTCTTGGGATTTAAAAGGTCTCTATGATATGGGAATGGGTAATACCACTGAAAAATATGGTAATGCACTTAATGAGTCTGAATTTGGTAAATGGTTAAAAGATGAAGCTGGTATAGAAGTTTATTCATATGGAGATGATTTTGGTTCAAGTGCTTACTGGGCTAAAATGTTTGGTGATATGGGTTATACTGTAGGTATTATGCTTGAAACCTTTGGGGAACAAGCTGTATTAGCTATGCTTACAGGAGGTGTAGGTAATATATTAGGTGCTGCTTCTAAAGTTGATACTGCTAAAAATATAGTTAGTGCTGCTCATGGTGCTTTCTCAGGTATTAGAGAAGCCTATATGAATGCTCTTGAGACTCAAAACAATACCTATAATAAATATAAACAAATGGGTTTTGATGAAGAGTATGCTCAAAAGAAAGCTAATGAAGCAGCTACATTAGGATTTAGAGTAGAAGCTGGACCAGTTGCTTTATTAAACTCTTTACAAGCTATGTCTATTTGGGGTAAATTTGGAAAACCATTTGAAAAGAATATTGAAGATGCTGCATTTGGTATATCTGATAATTTTCAAAAATTAGCTGAGAAAGCTTTTGGTGATAAGATTAAAAACAAGTTTGCTCAAAAAGCATTAGATTATGGACTTAACAGTGTATCAGAAGCTGTAGAAGAAGGTTTTCAAACTGGTGTAGGTCAATATGCTGATGCAGCAGTATCTGGAGAAGATTATGATATGTGGAATGAAGAGATGAGAGACTCTATGTTAATGGGTGCTATCTCTGGTGGTTTAATGAAAGGTTTAGGAGAACTTGCTTCTAAGAATACTAATGATAAAATTAAGAGAGATTGGTATAATAAACAAGACTCTTTTGTAGCTGATATAGCTAAAAATGCTTCTGATAACTTTAAAAAAAGAAGTGAGTTATTATCTCAGATAGAAGAATTAAATCAAAAACCTACTAAAGCCAATAAAAAGAAAGTAGCAGCTTTAACAGAAGAATTAAAAACTTTATCACAAGACCTATCTTATGGTATAGTAGCTAAAGCTTTACAAATAGATTATATTAATGGTAGAGGTACTATAGCTTATGATGCACATATAGAAAATCTAAATGGTATACTTAAGGATTTAAAAGATAATAATACTGAAGCTTTAAAGAGAAGACAGATATTAGATGAGAATGGTAATTATAGAAATGGTTGGGATAGAGATTCAATGATTCAAGAAGTTGAAGCTAATCTTAAGAATGCTACTGACTTTAAAGGTAAAATTACCAAAGCACTTAATGATAATACTGCAGATTTTGAAGAAGCATATAGTATAGCTACTAAATCTATTAATTTAGATAATAGAATAAACTTATCTGAGAATATTAATAAAGGTATCAATGAGACTTATAATAAATCAAATGAGTTTAATCTTTTATCTTCTGATGGACAGAGAAGATTTAAATTAGAGACTGAACAACAAGCTTTATTAAACTTACAGTCAAGAAATCAGTTAAGTAAAGAATATGAATCAAGATTAAAAGAAATAGAGGAAGAATTAAAGAGTATACCAGAATATAATAACTTTGATAGACATAGAGTTAATACTTATGATTCTTTAAAAGAAACTGCTATTGGTGCTAATGAAGCTTTATATACTAATAATACTAAGATAGATGAAATATCTAAAGATTTAGCTGAATCTAAGAAAGAAGAAACTATAAAGAAAAATATAGCAGAGAGAGAGAAGAAAAGAGTTGAACAAGCCAAAGCTTTAAAAGAAATAGAAGCTGCTGTAAAAGAGGCACAAGAAAATAAAGAATTAGATGAGAAATCTAAAGAAGAAATTACTAAGAAAGCTGAAGTTAAAGAACAAGAAGTTGCTGCTATAGAACATATTAAAGAGTCTGGTGTAGGTGATGAATCTAAAATAGTTGAAGATGATAAGAAAGATAAAAAAATTGATGAAGATACTCAAGCTTTATTAAATGATGTAGATTTATTAAATCAACTATTCTCTGATAATTCTGCATTTGCACCTGCTACACAAGAAGGTGAAGAAGCTTTCTCAAGAAGAAACTTTGATAAAACTGATAAAGATACTAGTGAATTTAAAAGAAGATTAGAAAATATTCTAAGAGATATAGAAACAAGAGAAGGTAGAAAAGCTACTTTTGAGGATTTTATAAAACAACTAATAAAAATTGGTGGTAAAGATTCTGTAGAAAATAACTTTGATGCTTTTGCTAATCTTTATAAATCTACTGGTAGAGAAATAGATACTGATTTACAAGATTTATATGATAGATATTTCAGTGATGAAAGATTTCTAATAGATAATATTAATGAAATATATGTACCAGTAGAAGAAAAAGTACAAGAAAATACTCAAACAGTTAAAGAGGTTGTTCAAGCTAATCAACCTATAGTTAATATTCCTAGTAGTGAAAATGCTATTCCTATTAGGGATAATAATACTATTGGTGAAAATGATAACAGAACTGAACTTACTACACCTAAAGCTGCTTTACTTGGGGTACAATATCAAGATGTATTTGAGGGAGACAGAGTTGTTAGAAAAGAGAAATCTATGACTCTTAATGAAAGTAAAGAAATTGGAAATCACTTTGTATTAGATTATGATGATATAATACCTGGAACAGAACTAGAAGTTGTAATACCTGAGAATTATTTAGATATACCAGTATCTAATTGGGTTGTCTTACCTAATGGTCAATTACTAAATAAACCTATGCCATTTAAAGATTACCTTCAAATGATGAAAGAACAAGGTAATGATGTTTCTCCTACTAGTGCTGTTTTTAGAGATAAAGTACCATTAATAGCAAGAAATGAGAGTGGTAATATATTTATGTTACACGATACTGATTGGTATAATGTAAATAATGTATCTAATAGAAATAATAATCAGATAGAGTTGATTAAGAAAGCACAAGCTGAATTAAGAAGTGTAAGGCAAGCTATATTAGATAATAAGAATAAAGATAATAAAACTACTAAAATAGAAGTAACTGGTAGAAGTTTTGGTAATTTTATTAATAGAAATAATTCTATTAATCCAAGTGATAGACAACCTATTACCTTATCTAAAGCTACTGGTAATACTACTCTTGCTATAGCTAAGAGTGGTAATGTACTTGTGAATAAAAAAGAAAATATAGTTAATGAGGAAAAGAAATTATTAAATAAAGTAGAAAATAAAGGTTTTACTTCTGGTTCTTTATATGAGATAAGAGAAGTAGCTAAAGGTGAATATATTGCTTTAAGAGCTATAACTAATGATGTAACTAAAGGTGAAAATTTAAATCCTATAGCTGCTAATAATATGAAATGGGCTCTACTAGCTTATTTATATTTAAATAGTTCTACAGAAGGACATGGTTATATACAGACAGCATTAGAAGCTAAATATGGTATCACTAAATCAAAAGCAGATGCAATAAGACAAGCTATACTAGATACTACTGGTAACTTTGATATGGCATCTTATTTTGGTATGTTTGTATCAGTATTAAAATCTACAGATTTAAATAGTTTCTTAGATGATACTACTGGTAAATACCCAATAGGTCAAACTTATGTATCTATAGATAATGGTGGTGCTATTAAGGTAATAAATAAAGATGGTAACAAAGTTAAAAGAAATGAGAAGAACTTTGATATGTTACCTAAAGTGGAAGTACAAAGATTAACTCAAGCTAGTTTTCTTACTGATAATCCTGATAGAAACATATATACTATACTAGATAATATGTTTGGTGAAAAAGGTTTAGTTAAAGCTACTTTCAATCCTAGTATGGAACAAATAGGTCAAGGTAGACCTTTTGTAGTATTCTCTGAGCAAGGTGATGTAATACCTAATTATTCATTTACTGGTGGTAATACTTATGATGATTATATAAAAGATAATGTAAAAACTAATGTACAATCATTTAAGATTACTGATAAAAATGGTAATGAAAAATGGATTACTGATATACAACCTACTATTACCTATAGAATTAAATCTGAAGAATCTACCCCTCAAGTACTAGAACCTACTGAAGAGAAGAAAAAAATTACTGAAGAGAAACAAGAAGAAGAAGTTTCTAAAGGTGGTGTTGATAATTCTGAAGATGCTAAATTAAAAGAAAGTATTGCTAAATTAGATAACTTACTTAAAGAAGGTAAGATTACTCAAGTACAATATGATAATACTGTATTAGCATTAAACAATAAGAGATATAATGGTTTCTATACTCCAGAAGAAGCTGAGAGTAGAAGGAACTTTGATATTGAAGCTATAGAAAAATTAAGTCAATTATCAACTAACCAAATAGATGGTATATCAATTATTGAACAAGACCAACTAACTGATAGTTTATTTTACCAAGCCTTAAAAACTATTAAGATAGATGGTAATTATGTTTCACTAAGAGATGTAGCTATAGCTTTACAAGAAGCACCTAAGAGGGTTTTACAACCTATTATAGATAATAATAAAGAACTTATAGCTTTATATGAGCAATTAGGAGGTATGGAAGATTCTATTGCTGCTATAAAGACAATGAATGATAAGTACATTAATATATTATTACAAGAAGATAAACTAACTTCTCAAGGTGATGAAGATACAGCTAAAGGTTCTCTGTTTATTAAAATGGAACAATTCTTTGCTGAAGAATTAGAAAATGTAGATTTAGAAGAAAATGATGAACTTGTTCAAGATGAAAATGGTGAAGTAGAAACTAATTACTCTCAAAGTTCATTAGAGAGAGATGTTAAAGTTTCTTTCTCTAATAGACTTAAAATGTTCTTTGCTGGTATTGAGGATAAAACAATTAAAGGTCAAACTAAGAAAAATATTCTTGGTTTAGATGTTTATGTTAATCCTGATACAGCTATTGGTATGTTAAGAGATATAACTACTAAAATAGAGAATAGTGAGAAAGATTTATTAGATGCTTTAAGAACTAAACAAGATATTCCAATATATAGAGAACTACTACATAAGTTAGAAGCTAATAAAGACTCACAAGTAATTAATGAGATACTATATAAATTAGTACAAGCTAAATTAAAGATGTATATGATTTATGTATCTGATAATAAACTTGAGATGCTTAATGCTAATAACAGAGATGGTATAGTAAGAGCATTAAGTACTTGGAAGAATGAACTTAAGAACTCTTCTGTATTTATGATACAAGATGGGGAACATGTTTATAATAAAAAGTATTTACTTAATATTAAAAAAGAAATAACAGATGTTAGAAATCAAAATGGTGTTGTAAAAGTTGAGCAATTAAGAGAAATATTTAAATCTTTAGGTTTAACTATAGAAGATAATGTACTTGAAAAAGCAGTTAATGAGTTACAATCACCTAATGATAATAAGTTTAAGAAGATTAATGGTATATTAGATAAACTAATATTTACCATTAATAATGTAGTTAATTTAAAAGATGTAGATGGTAGAATTAAAGAAAAAGTATATGCTGAAGATTATGATTTTATAGCTAACTCTTCAGATGTATTTAAGAATGTTTTTGCCCCTTATCAAGTAGAACTTAATGGTAGTGCTATAGAAAAATCTTTTAGAGTAGCTGGTAAAACTATACAAGAGGCTATACAAAGAAATATGTCTTATGATGTTGTAAAAGCATTGAAAGACCCAGAATCTAATTTGTTTAAAGCTTTAGAGAATATACCTTACTCTAAGATGAATTATGTTCTTAAACTTATAAAACATGATGCTGATGTACAAAATAGATTAGAGGCTTCTTTTACTTCATTAGAGGTAATAAAGAGAAAAGGTGCTAAATCTAAAAATAAGATGGGTATTAATGAAGTATCTGAGTCAGATTATATATTAACTGAACTTGGTTTCTTCCAAAATACAGAGAAACAGTTAGGTAATAATAACCCATATAATTTATATTTTAGAATGGGTAGGGCATTTACTCCTACATTATCTGATAAATCTCAAATGCTTGTAATGGCAACACCACTATTAGATTTAAGAGAGGTAGATTTTCAATCAATAGATAAAAACTTTACTATGGTTTCTCCAAAAGTAATTGATTTTATGTTATCTCAATTATTTGATGGTGAATTTGATAGGATAATACAATCTTATAATAAGGATTTTAACATCAAATCTTATAATAAAGCTGCTAAGAGATTTATAGGTATTCCAGGTTTTAATACACTTACAATACCTCATAAAGATAGACAAATAAATATACATACAGCTCTATCTAAGATATATAATGACCCTGCTAAAGTAGCACACTATAAGGAGTTGTATAGAAAACAAGCTGGAAATTTCTTACAAAAACTTATAGAGAATGAAGCTAAGAAGAAAATAAATCTTAAGAATGGTACTGGGGAATGGGTTAAAGCTAATCTATATGATGTTAAGAATAATGTTATAAAGAACCTTGATAGCCTATATTTTAGTAATAAGAGAATAATAGGTATGTCTGATGAGAAGAAAATAATAATGTTGTCTTACGATAAGGTTATTAATGACTTACTTACTCAGAATAATATATATCAACTATTTGCTGGAGATATGGCTTTATATGCTCCTGGTACAGGTAAATTTGAAATTAAAGATGAGTTTGGTAATGTAGTAGGATTTGATGATATTGGTTTTTCTAAGAAAACTGGAGAAAACATAACTAAACGTATGGCTATGTTAATAGCACCAGGAAGTAAATTAGCTAATACATTTGATGAGAATGGTAACCCAGAGAAGTATTACCAATTAATGGTTAATGACCCAGTTACTATTACTTCAATGGCAGAAGCTTTAATAAAACAACACTATGGAGAAATATCTAATGAGAATAGAGCTGCTTTAGAAAATCTTAAAACTGCTGAAAATAAATTAGCTAATTTATATAAGAATAGACATAGTTCACCTAATTTTGATGAGTTATTAGAAGAAGCAGTTAAAGAAGTAGATAAGTATAAGTCTCAACTGAGAAAAAATAATAAATCTATTGAAGGTTATTTTGATATTGAGGGTACTGATGCTCAAGAATATACTACTTGGCAAGAACATATGGATATTCTTTGGAGACAAGGTAGATTATCTAAAGAACAAAAAGCCTTGTTTAAATCAGCTTATGATAAATTAAATAGAGGTATAGAACTAGATTCTAGTGAACTATCCTTAGTTATGAATCCTATTAAACCTGTTTATGCTGGTAGTAATATAGTAAGAGATGAAAATAATAATGCAGAAATTAACAGAGTAACTTATATTAAATCATCTAGTTTTCCTTTATTACCTCAGCTAACTAAAGGTTTAAAAATAGATAAGATAAGACAACAAATGGAATCTTTACAAGAGAAATCTGGTAAAAAGGTTAGATTATCTTATCAAACGGCTAATAAAGTAGGTGCTGCTAATACTAAATTAACTGTAGATGATTTATATAACTTAACTTCTGAAGAATTAGAAAAATCTAATTTTAAAGATGGTTTATTAGAGTTAGATAGAAATAACTTTAAGATACAACAAGATACACCATATAAGACAGATAAGTACTTACATAAAAATCAAGATGACCATATTATTATGGGTTCTCAAATGTGGAAAATTATCTTAGGTGGTGGTATTAGTCAAATGGGTGAAAGTATATTTCCTAATAAATTTGATGAAAGTTTAATAGAAGAAATAAACAGTACTTTACCTGATAAAAATAAAATAGTACCTAAAGATGAAAAACTATCTGGTAAAGACTTAGATAAGATTAAATTTTATGTGGAGAATAAGTATTCTAATTTAGTAAAAGAATCACTTTATAAAGAATTAGGTATGTCTCCTGATGGTTCATATAATGATAGAAATGAACTTATAAAAAATGTATTTAAGGTTTTACAAAGAGAGGCTACTACTAGAGATTATCCTCAAAGTGTATTAGATGGTCTTAGATTATATGAAGAAAATGGTAATTTAGATTTTAATATACCACTTTGGTTATCACCAGGTACTCAAAAATTTGAATCTTTATTACAAGCTATTATTACCAATAGGTTAATAAAGATACATCTTCCTGGTGGTTCTCATTACTCAACAGCTTCTGAAGGTTTTGAAAAAACAGAAGTTATAGGAGATGATAAAGTTAATATATCTAAAGTTGTATGGGTAGATAAGAATCATAGTGGAGAATTAAAAGCTACTTATGTAACTGATGAGAAAGGTAAAAAGGTACTAAAAGAATCTGAGGTTTTAATACAATCTAAGTTTAGAATTACTACTGAAGAAAATGGTAATAAAGTAACTAAACTAATAGATTTAACTAAAGAACCTTATAGTACTTTTAATCCTACTACTGGTAGATTAGAACTAAATGAGGGAATGATAGATAAAGAGTTATTAGCTAATTTCTCTTATAGGATTCCTACATCTTCATTACAATCTGGTGCTATATTAAGAGTAGTTGGTTTTATACCTGAAGGTAATGGAGATACTATAGTAGTACCTAAAGAACACACTAAACAGATAGGTGAAGACTTTGATATTGATAAAAGGAATGTTTATAAAGAAAACTATGTAGTTGATGAAAATGGTAGAATATCTTTACTTACTAGAGCTAATTCTGGACTATTAGAAAATGATAATGCACAAGAAGCTATAGAGAAACTAAGAGAAGAAATAAACTCTATAAGACAAAAAAATAAGGAATTATTTAATAGACTTGAAGAATTAGAGGATATATCTGAGGAAGATGAAACTTCATTAGTTAAATTTATATTAGGTGAAGATACTGGTTTTGACTCTGGAGAACAAAAAGAAATAGTTAAACAGTTAGGTCTTAATAAAAAAGAAAAGACAGCTTTATTCCAAGAGTTAAAAGAGGCTAGAAGTAGTTTATTATCTAAGAGAAAATCAGAGGATATAGAGAAGAAACTACTTGAAAATGCAATGATTCAAGTATATAAATCTGTATATTCTACAACTAATAATGAGGTACAAAAGAAAATAAATTCAATACTTTCATTTGATGTAGCATCTCAGACAGCTAATGAGATAAATAATAAGATAAATGGTAATAAAAATGAACAATTCTTTACTACTTTATCTTCTACTTATCAAAGAGAACAGATGAAACTAGGTGCTTCTGGTAAATTAGGTATTGGTGTACATAGTAATACTGTAACTTTTCAAGCACAATTAGAGAGATTATATGGTACTAAAGATGAAGTTCACCTAGTTAAATATGATGCTACTGATAAACCTATACCTAAAACTTTAACTTTAGGAGATATACCTACTTCTGACGGTAGGTTAGGTAGAGCTAGAACTTTAGATGGTGAAAGAACTGTAAGTGATGTTAATGCCGAAAATCAAAACTCTGCAACAGATAATGTTAAAGCACAAATTATGGGTAAAAGAAATGAAAATGCCTATACTATTAATGTTTTAACTATGATGACTTTAAGAGGTTTTGATATGACTATAAAACCAGTTACATTAAGTAATGGTAAAACATCTAAACTACAATATTCATCAATGTTAATATCTCAACCTATTATAAGAAGATATGTTGAACTTAAAGAACAACAAAAATCTTTAACAGCTGAGTATACACCTGATGCAGAACAGGAAATATTAAAAACTTTAATAAAAGAGTTTAATATAAATAATATAGTACCTATAGAAACTAATAAGAAAGATGGTTCTATTATCAAAACCAACTTTATAAAAGATTTAAATGGTGGTGAATATCCTGCTCTAACTGGTCAAGCATTATATGATAACCTTGATTATTCTAAGAGTGCTATGGTACAATTACAAGCTTTACAAGCTTTCTTTGTACTTGAGAAAGAATCAGAGCAAGTCAATAAGATACAAAAACTTATCTCATTAAATACCTCTGGTTTAGGTGTATCTTACTTTAACACTATTGAAAGAATAAAAATTTTAGATGAGATAGCTGAAGATAGAACTGTTATTAATGGTTTTAGATTAATAGGTGATTTCAAAGATATTAATGATGAAGATAAAGAAGGTTATACACAAATAGGTAAATATTATTGGAAACCTAATACCACAGAAGGTGTTACTTTTGTTAATTCTGTATCTATGGCAGATAGATTAATGCAAGAGTTCTTTCCTTATAAAAATGAAGTTATAAGTAATGCAATAGGTCTTATATTAGGTGATAAGAAAGATACAGATAACTCTAAGAAATATGAGATAATGACTAATCTTAGAGATTATATTTATACTTATCAATTAGGTTTATTTAGTGGTGATATAAATGCTGAGAGAAAAAGATTATTCTTTGATACTAAAGATAATCAATCATTAGCTAGTTTTATATCTAAAATAAAGAATGATGGAATTGCTAAAGTATATTTCAAGAATAACCAATTCTTAAAGAACTTAGATACTATAATAGATAGAACAGGAAGACCTTCTTTAATTGATAGTGGCATAGATAATGAGATTAACTTTTCTAAGTCTAGTAGGTATGCTGATTTCTTAAAGTTACTTTATGATGATGAAACTATATTAGGTAATTGGAATGGAGAAGATATAACTCCTAGAAAACTGGCACAAGATTTAGCTACTTATGCTTTCTTAGCTAATGATGAAGGTGGTTCTATAGGATTTAGAAACTTTGTAAATCAAAATTATCTAGATATAATAGGGGTTAGTGAGAAACTTAGAAAAGCTAGTGAGGATTTATTAAAAGAAGGTGATTTTTCTAAAGTTATTAACTTTAGAAGACAGTTTATACAACATAATCCTCAATATGCTACTAAATTAGAAAAGGATTTTGCAAAAGACCCAGATATAGATGATATTGCAAGAGATAAAAATAATAAAATAGTTAGATTTAATAAAGCATTTGATACAAGTAAAGATTTAATAGTAGATTACTATTATGTAAAAAATGGTGAGTCATATGATTTATATGAGTTTAATCCTGCTGATATGAATTATTATCTAATACCTACTCTTGGTACATTTGGTTATAATGAATATAACTATAATAACTATGTAGAGAAAACTTTATTACCTGATAATAATGGATATTTAGAAATACCAGATGAATACAATTATCAGTATGATGAAGAAAAAGTTGATAATTCACCAAAAAGTGGTATATTTGCAAATAAATATCCTATATCTACTAATGGTCTAAAAGATTTATTACAGATATTAGTAGGTCAAAGTACTAATAATAATCATAAACTAATACTAGAGAAATTATTACCTTTCTTAGATAATAACACTAAACTTGAGTTAGTTGATGGTATAGGAGAAGATGGTAAGAGAGATGGTATGGCTTATAATCATACAACCAACACCATTAAAATTACTAAAGGTGTTTATGAGAGAGCAATGAAATCTATAAGACCTGGTGAAACTGTAGAAGATGTTCTTAGTGAGATGATATTAGAAGAGTTTATTCACAGTATAACTATAAATGAATTATCTAAATATGGTAATTACACTCCTGAAGGTAGTTTTATACCTAATGGTAATGCTCCAGCATTTGTACAAAAGTTAGTTAAACTATATGAAAATGCTAAAGAAGTTATACCTGAGAATGAAGAAAACTACTATATTAGGAACATTAGAGAGTTTATAGCTGGTGTATTTATAGATGATGTACTAAGAGAAAAACTTGATAATACTAAAGTAGGAGATAAATCATTGTTAGATAAGTTTAAAGAAGCTATTAGAGATTTATTAAGATACTTAACAGGTGCTACTTATACTGATGAAGCTATTAACTCAGTAATGGAAATGCTTCAAAATAGAGAAGAGGTGAAGTCTTTTAAACCTAATAATAGTTATGTAGCTACACAAAGTATAGAAGATGTTGTATCAAGCTGGGTTAAAGATACTAGTCTTAGTATAAATGATATTATTAATAAACTTAAGAAACAGAATTTAATAGAAATAAATTGTTAAAAGTATGAGTTGTATAGTAAAGTTCAACAACAAAGAGATGAACTTAGATGATTTTATTAATCATCTAAGTTCTTTATCTAAAAATATTACAGGTAATAAACTACAATCTGTATATGAAACTATATATCAAGAAATATCTTATTATAAACCTCAAGCTAGTAATGTAGTTTATATAGTTAATAATAAAAATCAAGTTCTTGAAGAAAGTAATGAAAATACTTTAATTACCTATAATGTAGCTAATCCAAAAGTAAATATGATTGGATTAGTTGATAAAATGAATGCTATAGGAAACCCTTTTAATCCACAAAAATATAATAGAGAAGGGAAAGGAGAAGAGAGAGTAGTTAAAATGTTTCTTATGTGGTTAGAAACAGGTAATAACTTTGGTGAAGATTTAGCCACAGAAGAACTGAGACAAACTTATTTAAATAAAATAAAGAACACTTACAGAGGTTCTAAAATTATATCTACAGTTTCTGCTAATAAAGGAACTTCAGCTGCTGGTATAGTAAATTACCTTGTATTAAAATATGGTAAAAATAAGCCTGTAGAAGATACTGATGTTAGCAGTAGAACTAATTTTGGTGAATCAGAAAGTCCAAGAAATACTGCTACAGAAGAAAATCCTTATGAACTAACATTTTATTCAAGTGAAGAAAAAAGTGAGTATTATAAAAAAACAGATAAAGATTATATATTAAAGGTACTTAATGGTCTAAAAATAGACCCAAGAAAAGTTGAAGTAAATGAGATAACTAGGGAGTTAAGAATAGAACTAGGTAGTAATGAAGATTTTAACAATAAAGTCTTTAATAGAGTAAAAAAAATTGGTGTACATCATTTATCTACTACTAAAATAAATAAAGATATGACCATTATAGAAGGTATACCATTTAAAGTATTAGAAAGAATAGAAGAAATAGAAAAAAAGAAAGAGGAAAAAAGATTAAAGAGAGGATATGAAGAATACTTGTTAGGTGCTAATGAAAGATATTTATCTGAAGATGAATTAGAACAAAAAAGAGCTTTAGAACAATATGTACCAGAAGAAGCTGAAAGTGCTAGAAACACTAGAAATGAAAAAAGACCTTTAACAGATAATTATAAAGAATGGATAAATTATAGAGAGGCTCAGTTAAAAAAAGTAGATAAACAAATAACTCAATTACACAGAGACAGAAATAATCCTAAAAAAGACTTGAAGAAAACTTTAGAGTTACTTCAGAAGTTTACTCTACTTAGAAATGAGATAGATGATGAAATAAAGCAATTTAGTGATGAACCAGTGATGTTATTTAGTAACTTAAATAGAGAATTGGACTCTTTATTTAATGAGTTAGATAATATTAATAATCTTAACTTTGATACATTTGGTGATAAAATTAAGTTTCTTTATGAATTTATCACAGGACAATCTTTTGATAATAAAGAAAATACAGACTTACAAGGTTTAAAAGCTTTTGATGTACCAGAATATGATGAAGTAAGAAATAAAGTAGATGAATTAGTTAAGAAGTATAATGATAAGATTGATGAGATTAGGGATAATATTATTAAGAATGATATAACTTTCCACAATAATGTAACTAATAATAAGAATATCTCTGCAGATGATATTAAGAAAATGCTTGAAGCAAGAGATGATATTAATTTCTTAGAGAAATATTTTCTTGGTATTGGACAACAATCTGGTCAAGAGACTTTACTGCCTCAAATATTGAAATCTATTCTTGAAACCAAAAAAGTATCTAAAGAATCTGAGTCAGAGAAACTAAAAGATAAATTACTAGAGGTAGTAAATAAGTTTGATAAAACTGCAGATTTTAGTTTTATCTTTGAGACTAATGAGCAAGGTGTTAGAACAGGTAATATTATAGATGCTTATACACCAGAGTTTAGAAAAGCTTGGTATAAATTTAAGAAGATGGCTGCTGATAAAGAAGCTGCTTATCCTGTTATATATTCTAGACAAATGATGTGGCTCAAAGATAATATGGATATAATTGATTTTAGAAAGTTACCTGTAATAAAACAATTATATGGTCATTTATATCCTAATGAGTTTAAATACTCAGATGATGAAATGCAACAATACCAAGCTGAATTAGAAAAGAATCTAGGTTCAAGATTTGATGAGGAAATGGAAAATCTTCTTAGAATGCTTGAAGAATTTGAAATTACTAAGGAACAAATACAGACTGATAGTAATCATAATCCACTAGATATTATAAAGATTAGTCCTTATGAGTTTATAAAGAATTTTGAATCTAATAATTATTCTCAAGCAGCATATTATAAGACTAAATCTGGTAATAGTGAACCTATATACTTTGATTATAAGAATGGTTACTTCTTACCTAAGAGGAAAAAATTCTTTACTTTTGATTCTAATGGTAATGAAATAACTACAGATACTGGATTTTATAATAAGAAATTTAGTGAAGAAATTGAAACAGATGCTAATAAGTTAGAATATTGGAGAGTAATGAAAGATTTATACTCTAATTATATTAATCCTACTTATGGTAATGGAAAAATGTCTTATGCTAAAATGGAAAGAGAACTTTTTGAAACTGTAGCTGATAAAAAAGGTATGTTTTTAAAAGGTGGAGAATTAATATCTCAAGCTTTAAAAGCCTATAAAGAGTCTTTCTTTGAGAGAGGTACTCATAAAGGTAATTCTAATAAAGTAAACCCTAATTATGTAGATACAGCTAAATCTGAGATAAATGAGATGTATAAGGCTTTATCTAATAAGACTTTACAGGAATTGGAAAATTTATCAAGGGAATATAAGATTAGTACTGTTAATGCTGATAGAAAAACTATGTTAAAGAACTTAGCTAGTCATATAGTACTGTCTAATTATTCTGATGATATAAATAAAATTACAGCTTCTCTACTTGATATGGTTGCTTTACAAAAAGCAAGAGAAGAGGTATTACCAATAGCTAATATAATACTAGACTCTCATAAAAAGATTACCGATAGATTTGGTGATGAGAGAAGTAAATCTATAGCTAAATTAGAGAATTTTATTGATAAAATCATTAAAAATCAATCAGAACAATATAGAGGTACTGATAGTCTATTAGGTGCTAATATAAGTGAATCTAAGTGGTCTAAATGGCTATTTAATAAAATGGCTGACATACCTTTCTTAAAGAGAAAATTAGCTTCTGTAAAAGGTAGAGAAGGTTATTTATTATCAGATACTGAGAAAGAATTACTTAAGTTTTATAATGAAGCTAAAGAAAAAGGACATAATAAAGATGAAGAATATTCTTTCTTTTTAGGTGATGTTAGATATGGTGTTAGTGATAAAAAATATTATTCAGCTGTAGAAAACTCTTTTAAGGATATTAGTGAAGAAGAGTACGAAGCAGCTTTTCAAGAACATATAGATAAGAAAATATCTGAACTAGGCTTAGATTTAAATGCTGCTGGACTTATTCAAGGAGTATTAAAAACTATAATTATTAAAGCTCTTGGTCTATCTCCTATTGGTGGTATGTTTAATAGAATGGAAGGTAAAAATACTAACCTTATAATGGATATGACAGGTAACTATTGGACACCTGGAAATATACCTAAAGTTGAGGCTTTTATGTCTTTTGCTAACTTACTTAAGATATTACCAGAGAGATTACAACCTAAAGATTTAAAGAAACAAAAAGAACTTAAAAAACTTGTTATATTAAAAGATAGGTTAAAACTAGTACAAGATAGAAAAAATCCATTAGAAAGAAATATAGACCAATCTAAATTTGACTTTGAGAAATATACTAACCTATTTGCTATGGCAGTAGATAATCCAGAGTTTAAAAACCAATTAGAGGTTGTATTAGCTATACTAATGGATACTAAAGTTAAAGATATTAATGGTAATGAAGTACAAGTTTTTGATGGTAAAGAATTTAAAATTTGGAATGAAGTTAATGGTAAATTAGTTCTTAAAGATGAATTTAGAACAGAGGAGAATATATCTAACTGGGAAGATTTTGCTGTTGATGAAACTAATTTAGAGAATAATCAGTTCTTAATTCAAAGAAATAAAATGAAGAATGCTATTTCTAGAACTCAAGGTAACTATGATGAACAAGATACTATATTAGCTTCTAAAACTATATGGGGACAGGTTTTAATACTATTCAAAAAATGGTTATTTGAACATTTCCAAGCTAGATTTTCTGGTGGAGGAAAAGGTGATATAGATATAGTAACAGGTAAGAAAAGAGTTATTGGTAGATATAGATATTTAGCTAATAATAACCCTGCTTTACTCACTACTGGTATTGTAGGATTAACTACTTCTCTTGGTCTTGGTATAGGTGCTGCTGGTGCTATAGGATTAGGAGGAATAGTAGCTTACAAATTTATAAAGAATATGTATGGTGGAAATAAAGGTATAAGACAAGAAGCTTTTAATATTAGAGAATTAGCATATTTCTTAAGAAGTACTTTAATATCTACTCTAAATTTCCCTATACAATTAGTTAATCTAGGAGGTAAGATAGGTATAAATATGAAATATGATGGTTATTCTAACTCTAATTTATCTGAAGAAGAGATAGGTGCTTTAAGAGCCTGTGCTAAAGAAATAGCTACTAAATTAGGTTATCTATCTATATTACTATTAGCTAAAGGCTTATTATGGGACGATGATGATGATGAGGAATCACCAAAAAGAAAATTTCATAATTTTGCTGATAATCAAATATCAAGAATGATAGATTCAGTTAGTATGTTTCAAAATCCTAAAGCTTTAGCTTCTGATGCTAGTAGAAATGCTGCTGTAATGTGGACTGAGAGTGTAATTAAATTTACTACTGGTCTTACTCAAGGTGAGTTTAATACTAAGGAATTTGTTAAAACCTCTCCATTACCTTCATTAATACAAAACTCTTTAAATATAGGTCATGAAGGATTTAATATGCCTTATGAGAATAATAAAGAGTTTGCAGCTAGTGAATGGTATAATGAATGGACTAAAGACTATAAATCAGGAGGTGAGTATTCAGCTAAGAAAGAATATACAGCTTTAAGAGGTAGTGGTGATTATGATGATGTTAAAGCTAAAATTACTAAACAAAAAGATGAATCTTATAAAGATGTTCTTGAAAGGTTGAAGAATAAACAAGTTAATCCTGTATCTGAAAAGAAAAGAGGAAGACCTAAAGGTTCTAAAAATAAACCTAAAGAAAATTCATAAAAATTTGGTAGTTTAAAATATTAGTTGTACTTTTGCACTGTCAAAACAACATAACTAATTAGGAAAGAAACTTTCTGGAATTTTATATATTTCATCATAACTTAAAAAATTAAATGTTAATGAAATTTCCCTGTGGTTCAACATCTTCTACCTATTAGTTGTGTTGTTTTGACACCCACAGGGATTTTTTATTTTATAATTATTTAATATTTAATTTTATGAAAGACTTAATTAAAGTAACTGAAAGAGATGGACAACAAGTTGTGTCTGCAAGAGATTTACATGTATTCTTAGAAAGCAAACAGAGATTTTCTGATTGGATTAAAAATCGTATTGAAAAGTATAATTTTATAGAAGGTCAAGACTTTCAAAAATTATATTTTGATGTTGAAGGTAATCAATTGATTATCAGTCATCATAAAAATATGGTGTCTGATAATCAGGAAGTTATAAAACCTCATAAAATAGAATATGTGATAACAATTGATATGGCTAAAGAGCTTTCAATGTTAGAAAACAATGAAAAAGGTAAACAAGCAAGACAATACTTTATTGAGTGTGAGAAAAAGCTTAAACAATTAATTTTACCAAGAAATTATAAAGAAGCTTTACAACATCTAATAGCACAGGTAGAAATAAATGAGAAACTTCTACTAGAAAATGAACAGATGAGACCTAAAGCTGATTTTTATGATACTATAATTGAAGTAGGTAAAAATGTGGATATGGGTGAAGTTGCTAAATTACTCAATAAAGGTCTTGGTAGAAATAAATTATTTGAACTTCTAAGAGATAAGAAAATACTAATGAGAAATAATTTACCTTATCAAAAATATGTTGATTTAGGATATTTTGAAGTGGTAGAAATATCTAAACCTAAAGCTAATGGAGACTTAATGGTATTTACTAAAACATTAGTTACACAAAAAGGATTAGACTTTATAAATAAAGTAACTAATTAAAAATAAAAAAGGGAGTGAAAACACATAAGTGTCTCACTCCCTTTTAGGTAACATTAATTAAAACTATCTCCCACTTTCATTTGGATATAATAATATAGCCATATCAGATTGCCAATATTCTTTACTATCTATATCCATAATTGTTAATCTTCCTCTATAACCAGCACCAGTATCAAGATTCCATACATTACATCTATTCATTGGTACTGTAATTCTACCAGTTTTATTATGTTTATATTCTGGATAATGTGGTTTAGCTAACCAATTCATTGTAGTTGTATGACCTATAAAGATTTCTTTATATTGAGTAAATATCTCATGTCTACCACCTTTTTTCCAATCATTATTTATCTCTAAAGCAATATCCCATAATTCTCTATCCCATAAATAGAACTCTTTAATATCTTTACCTAAACCTTTATCATAACCAGCATGTACAAAAGCATTATTATCATCATCTATATAATAATAGTGCAGTCTATCAAAGAAATTTAAATATTTTTCAATCTGTTCAGTGTCTAATTTAGATAAATTTAAACTTTCATATGTTTGTTTACCACCATTAGCTAACCAAATGCTATCAGCTTTACCAAATTTCAAATAATTTAAACACCACCAATCATGATTACCCATTAAGAATATAGGTTTATTTACTGATTTCTCCTGTATTTCTAATAAGAAATCAATTGTTTCTTTAGCTTGTGAATATCCATCAACATAATCACCTAAGAAGATTAAGAGGTCTTCATTATAATCATAACTAGACCTCTCAATTACTTGCTTAAGTGCTTTATAGTTATTATGTATATCACCTACTACAAATCTTCTCATGTAGTTTTAGGTTTATTGTTATTTCCACCACTAAACAATAGATATACAAATAGACATATAAAGATAAATATACTTACATTATGCCAATTAGTTTCTGATGGGTCATTATAAATATCTTCTCCACCACTTAGTAATATACCAAATAAATTAATCATAACAAATTACTTTTTACTATCATAGTAGTTGTTCATATACTTAGTAGAGAAATCAGCCTCATCTCTAATGACAATACCTTCCATATTTTTGTTTTCTTCAAAGATTTTCTCACAAGTCTCTATAAGTTCTTCTTTAGACTTAAATTCATCTTCAAATAAAACTTTTACAGTAGGTATATTTAAAACACTAGCTTTGTACATAAATTCATCAAAGCATAATTTCTTTGTAATACCATATTCAATAATGTCTATTCCAAAGAATTTAATTCCAGCCTCTAATTTAGAATGTTCATTTAATTTATTACCAGAACCTTTTGCTGTACCTTTACCATATAATTCACCTCTTAAAACATAGTTATCTATTTTAAGAGATATAAGTAAGTCTTGATACTTTTTTCCTATTCTTATAAAAGGATTATCATTATTTTCAACAGTTTCATAAACAGTTAAATCTGGTTTTCTAAAGGTTATTCTTTCCCAAAAAGTTCTTTTTCTTTCACCAACTGGTACTTTAATAAATCTCTTAACAGCTCTGTTTCTAGTACAAATATTTTTAGAAGATATTGTTATAGAAGTACCATCTACTTTTTCAGTACCAATCAAAAATACTGGAAATTTTAATTCTCCCCCAATATTATTAATATTTTCTTCACTTGTTTGATAAAAACCTGAAGGAAATTCAGCTAAATCACTACTATCATCTACAGGTTCTTCATATTTATAAATACCTATATTTTCTTCAGTTATATCTTTCCCTTTAAGAAATTCCTTTACTAATTCTAGTGGTAATACAATACCATTAGAATATACTTTCCTACCATTAGGTATTTTAGATAAAAGGAATTGTTTAGCTCTAATTCTAGAAGGTACATCCTCTATCATACCTAAATAAGATTTAGACATATCACCATTAGGTGCTATAAACTCATGAAATAATTCATTATCTACAACACAATAATCTGGTTGAATATAAATTATTTCATCTCCTATATTATGTAAGTCCTTCTTTACTACTAGGTCAAAACCAACACCCTCTAATTTAATTAATTCTACAGCATTAGCTTCTTCCTCTTTTTTATAGAGTTTATGTTTACTCTCTACTTTTAAAATATTAACTCCTTTCATTATTTATTAAAAATTATTGAAAATTTCTTACACTCTTGTAATTCACCAACTTTTACTTTATTTACGTGAGTAAAAGTAACATTATTATTGTATCTTTGAAATTCTACAGCTTTCTTAATACAATAATCTATTTTATAACCAACAGACATAACAACTCTATGTCCATTAGTTAAACCCATACCCATATAGATATATTCACCTATATTAAAATCATCTAAGTCACACTTTAACATCTCTTCTACAATATCTTCTGTTTTCTTTACATTGTAGAAATCATCTTTAAAAATTTCTGTTCTTAGCATATTACAAATATTTTAATTCATAGTTTTTATTGTCATCTAGTTTAAAAGCCACAAAGCTATCTAACTCAGATTTCTTACCACTAAAGACCAATTCACCATCAATGCTAAAATCTATTTCCTCATAGTAAGGTATATTCATTCTTTGTTCAAATAAATACATTAGATATTTTAATACTACTGGTTTATCTTCTACTTCAAAGACTTGTTGTTTATCTTGATATTTTACTTTTATACTAGCCATATAAATTATAATTTAAATTTTTCACAGAATATCTCAACTTTATTATATAGAGATTTTTCATCACTATCATTATCAATAATATAGTCAAAATCTTTATCTGGTACATCATCTAAATCTACTTCTGATTGAGAAGGGTCATGCTTAGATTTTCTCTTTATTCTAACAAATATAATATTATAACCACTTTCTTTAAGAGATTTAAATTCATTTTTAAATCTCATATCAGTTATAATAATATTTTCATTTTCTGAATGTCTTATTTCATCAAGTAAAATATGAACCCATATATTATTATCTATATTTTCTTTAAATAAATCCGCTATTAACTTATAAAAGTCTCTTGGTGTTTTATCTACTAATAATCTAGTATTTAATCTACTTGAAAATAGTATATCTTTATTATCATCTAATGAACCAACACTTTCTCTTGCTACTATAGATAAAATATCTTTTATAGGTTGAGCAAATGACATTTCTTTATAGAAAAAATCTGTAACAGGTAGATAAGGAATACCTTTATTAAGCTGTTTGTTTAACAAATAATTATTTATCATATCAGCTACAGTATTTTTTCCAGAACCCTTTTTACCAGATAGTACTATTATATTCTTGTTTTTATCAGTCTTTTCTATCATATAAAATCCTTTATTTGTTCAAGATAATACCTATAATTTACAAGGAACTGGTTAGCTATCTCTTGATATTTGAAATGAAAAGTTCTAAGTCCTACCCAAGAAGGAAATGTTCTTATATTTCCTTCATATACTTCTAGAACTGATTTAGATTCATTACTGTTTATCCAATTAGGAGTCCAACCTTCATTATACCAATCTCTAGCTTCTATTAGAGCTTTAAATATCTTAAATTTGTCATTTTCACCAACCTCTAAATTTATATTAGTAGAAAAATCTTTTATTTTTTTATCACACTCTTCTTGTGAATGAAATAAAACAACATTAAGATTTTTCATCAATCTACCATCAGAAGTAAATTCTTTTATATCATATTTACCTTCATCAAAAGATACTTTTATATATTCTTTATTATCTTGTAAATATACAGAAGTAACTTTACCAATACCTTTAAAAGGATTTCTTCTATAAAACATATAGAAGACTTCATCACCTAATTTAAACTCTTGTGTCATTTTTTAAATAATATTTCATTTCATCTTTTAAGGTATCTATTCTACCTTTATATATTCTATTATCGTGTTTTAAATCCTCTATTTCTGCAGCCAACTTACATACTTTAGAGAATAAAAACACGATAATAAATACTGCTAATGTTAGTATTATATTCATAATTATAATAATGGTTTAGCCATTTCAATCAAATCTCTTTGTGTTTTAAAGAATCTCTTAGCTAGTTCTTTTGTTTTAAAGCTTAAAAGACCTTTAGTAAAAAAGTCTGTACACACATAGAAATCATCTTTACAAAATCTAATTGTATATTTTTCTTGATTTATATCAGACCAATCAGGTTTCCAATCTCTATTATAATATTCCACTAAGAATACTAAATATTTCAAAGCATTAAAAGCAATAAAAGATTCTTCACTTATATAAGCTTCTTTTTCATAGTTTATATCTGCTACATATCTTTTATCTTTTTCTTCTAACCATTTTGTAGCTTCTTCTAATTCCTTTACATCTTCTTCTATTACCTCTTCTTGAGAAAAACCTTCAAAGTTATCTTTATAAGGTGTAGTTGATAATGTTGGATTAGCATCTGTAAAATTAATTTCAAGGTCTATATAATTACCATTAAGAGTGTAAAGAGCAGAATCTGAATCTTCAAAATCTACAACTATATAGCTTTTAATATCATTCATACTTATAAACCTGACTGAACCTTTTTTACCCTTTCTGTAAATTTGGTCATAAACCTCTTGGTCTTTTTTAAATACTGTTTTCATATCTTATAGTAATTTTTTACCAAACTCAATAGCTTCATCTAATGATGTATATAATTCACTCTCACAAAGTGTGTATATATCATCACCCCTTTCTAAATAACATGTTTTTATTTCTTTTTTTGAAATAATCCCACTATTATTTATTGACACTTCTCTACTTATATAAAGTTTATATAGTTTTGCTATAATTATTTCAAAACCATTAGAACCACCTGATACAATGTAGTATTTTTCACCTATATTATTTTCTGTTACCATAATAGTTATTTTTATATATCAAATTTAATTTTAACTAATTCTACCATAGCAAGATATTCTCTTTCATATTTAGTACCTTTATGTGTTTTCTTAACTTCTTTTACAAACTCATTTAATGTACCTCTAAAACAACCACAACATACAAAAACTTTTTTAACTATATTTGTAAAAAATGTTGTATCTCTATTAATACTACCAAATTTAGAAAAAACACAAAAATCATTGTCACTACCTATATAAGCATTTCCAAATAATTTAGTATTTCCATCTAAATGACTTTTCCCAAACACATAAGAATTACCACTTACATAAGAATTACCACAAACATAGGAAAGTCCACTTACCTTACTAGAATCTAAAATAAAAGAGTTACCTAGTGCATAAGCTTCACCAGATATATTTGCTTCACCTCTAACTTTTGAATCACCATATACTCTAGCTTTTCCATACACTTTTGATTTTTGATATACTACAGCATTTTCATAGACTTTTGCATTTCCAAATACCATAGCTTCACCATATACTTTAGCATTATCTGCTACCCAAGCATTACCTTGAAGATTTTCAACTTTTTCTATCCAACCTCCTAAATCACCTTTTCTAACAAAATTTTCTGATAAATCTTTTGTAGCTATTATTCTATGTAAAGTTACATATCTATCTTCAGTTAAATCTAAACTTCTAAACTTTTGAGTTTCACCAGTAAATTCATAATGTAAACCCTTCATATTATTAATCATAACTAATTATTTTTCCAATTTAAAGCACTGTGAAAGTATAATAAAGCTACTACTAATAAAAGTATAAATAAAGAACCATATATTACAAAATTTATATAGGGTATAAAGATAATAATAAAACATATAATGAAAATTAATTTATCTTTATTACTAAATATTACACTTTTACTATATAAACCCATCATAGAGGTGTAATAAAAGAATGTAAATAATGACATTAAAGTTGATAAAATATAAAAACACATAATTAAAAATTTATTAAATTATAATTAACTCCTAATCCTATATAAGGACTTAAATCATTTTTACTAATACCATATCCAGCATTAATACCTAATCCCCATTTCTTTTGCTTTGGAAGATTTATATAACTTCTTTGACTCTTAGTAACAGTATAAGGATTCTTATCACTAATATCTAAAACCAATTTACCTTTATCATAATGAGAAACAATATTAAAATCATTTCTTATATTAAGTATTAAATCAGTAGAGTCTTTTTTTGCTATGATTTCTCCCCATACAAAGCCATCTAAGTCAAACTTAGAGTAATAAGCTGTCTCTCTGGAAATAGTATCAAAAATAGGCTTATTTACAATTTTCTCAACTACTTTAGTTTCTGTTTTTATAACAGTAGCTGCTTGTACATTCTTATACTTTTTTACTAATTCTTGAAGCTCTTGAATATCTTTATCTTTACTTTTTATTTTAGTAAAATTATCCGCTTCAATAATTGATATTCTAGAATGTAATACATTATAATTATCTTTGTAATACTTAATAGAGTCAGTTAATGATTCTAACTTATCTATATTACTAAATTCTCTAATATCATTTTTGCATCTTTTAAATGCAAAAATAATAAATATAATTATCAATGCAATACAAATAATATCTAAAAATTTAATCTTTTTTAATTTCATATTTTGTTTTCTTTAAATCTTCTCTAATTTTCTCAATATTTCTCCTATAGAAATCCATAATATTTTCTTCTTTTCTAATAGATATATTAAAACATAAGACAAAATATATAAAACAGAAACCAAAAGTTTCAGTTTTATATATTTCTTTCATTTCATTTTTACCTACATCAAAATTATCCATTATAAAAGTCTTAAAAACTTTAAAGTCTTTCTTGTCTTGCTCTTTTTCTTTTCTTCTTTCTTCTTTAAGTTCTTTAGGACTTTTATTAATACTTGAAAATATTTCTTTTACAGCATTTGAAAATTCTTCTTCAGTCATAATCTTTTTAAGTTCTTTTATTATACCTAAAGGTAATATCAGTACTTTCTAATTCTTTATCTTCCATATTTAACTTTTATTTTCTTTAAATAAGGTTCATCATCATACAATACTGTTATTTTTCTTAAAAAACACTTTATCACCTATATTAAATTTTGTCTCTATTGTCATTTTTATCTGTATTATTTATTTTTTCAATTATATATTCAAATAACACTGAAATAAGAATATATGAGAAAAATATTAATGCAATAAATAAAAATAGTGAATTTGCAATAGGTATAAAACCTAATATAGCTATTAAAACACAGGCTAAAAAATCTTTATCATTGTAATCTTTTCCTCTTATTTTCTTTTTTATACTATAAAACATAAGTATTAAACTTAGTAATATATTTCCTATTAGGAATATTGTATAACTTTTTTCTATATTAAAAACATAATTTTCTAAAAAATCTAACATAATTTATTCTTTTTATAAAACATCTTGAGCAGATAGCAATTTTCATACATTCAGATATATACATTCTTTTTAAATTAAACTTAACACTACACTAACTACTCAAGATGTTATTTGTTATTTTATATATATTTCAATTAATTTATTAACTAGATTATATCTAGCTCTTTCATAACTTTTAAAATCCCCTTTAAAATGTTTACCTTTATCTACTTCCATATTATAAAAAGTAAATTTTGTATTTTCTTTATGGCTTTCTAAAATTATACAAAATCCCTTTCTCCTAAACCAAGAAAATACTTGTTCATAAGAAGGTAAAGATATATACTTTCCAGAATAATATTTTTTATTCATATTTTCTGGAATACCAGTTATATGTACATCTCTATCACTTATATGAAAAGAATAGTAAAAATTAACTTTATCTTTAAAGCCTATTCTTTTTAATTGCTTAGCAAGATTTAGTGGTACTATGTAATTTGGGTGTTCACTACTTTTCATTTTCTAAATATTTAAGATTTGCCATTATAATACAATTAATTGCAATAGCTCCTATTGAAAACATAACTATTGCAAGTCTCTCACCTACTTCCATTTGAGAGAAACTCCATTTCCAAGTTACAAAACACACTGCAAATATACATAAAGCTACACTTAATATGCAACCTAATATAAAATAAATTGTATATTTATTCATAATTAATTTAGTTTTAAAATCACCAATAAGAATAATAATTTAGCAATATCCTTATTGGTGATATAGTTATTTAATATAAGTCCTTCATTAAATCACTTTTAGTCATATAAATTTCTTCTTCATTCATAAAGTAAAATGATTTACCTTTATATTTACCTTCTATACAAGTAGCATCTATTTCTTTTATAATATACTTTCCAGTATCTTTATCTCTTTTTAAATGTAAAGAATCTGCTTGGAATCTCATTATTTTATTACATGCTACAGAGTAAAAATTGTTTATTATATCTGCTTTATAAGACATATTATCTAAAGTAAATTCTTTATAATTTCTTATAATTACAGGTCTCTTCTTATAGATTAATAAATATACTATTACTAATAGTAATACTATTATTATACAAACAAAAATATAATTCATATTAAGCATCTTTTAATTCAACACCATCTTCTACATATTGACGAAGAGAAATAAAACCTTTTAAATGTTTATTCCAACCTTTATCTTTTAAGTCAAAATAAGGTTTTACTAAATCTCTATTAACACCATGTAAAAATGATTTTCCATCTACATCTACAAACTTTTGTTTTTCTATATTAGTTGAGTAATAACCTTTTACTTTACCTTTCAACCAATTCTCATATTCCTCATCAGTCATACATCTACCAATATGTCCAAAGCAACTCCAATGCTGTGAGTTTTTTAATCTTTCATACATTTCTCTTGCTTTTTCTATGGTAATAGAATTTTCATCACCAATCTTAGTATATGATACTTTTGCTGTAAGACATACTGATATCTTAATTAAATCTTTAAGACTAATATTACTATCTTTAAATAATATTTCTTCTTTAAAAGGTATATGCCACTCATTCTCAAAGAGTTCATCAGGAGTAGATTCATTTAAAGCATCATACATTTTCTCTGCTAAATCCATAAAATGAATTTCTGCTTGTCCTGAATTACATTGTAACCACTCTAAATCTGTCATATCTTTTAAGTGAGGATATAATTCTAAGGCTTCTTTTTTTGAATTGAATTTTAAGTTCTCTACATTGTAAATAGGACATCTTTGCTCAAACAAATGTTCAAAAGACTCACGAATCCCTGTGATGAGTTGTGTTGTCCACATAAAAGGTTCAATAAGACGATTCCCATAGTTCTTGGATAACTCATTACTATTATTTGTATTTAGTAATTTTTTAATAGTAATATCATCTTCAACCAATTTCTTTGCAGATTCAACAGCTGTATTTCTTGCATTAAGCCATCTCATCTCTTTAAACTCTATTACTTTTGGGTCAGTAATATACTTTGTACCTTGCATTCCTTTGTGTGAGAGTTGCCAAGCCAGAGGTATAAAAGGTTCTTTCTCAACTACTTCAACCATTTTCTCAAAGGGTATAGCACGAGAAGAACTAGTATTCTTCTCCATCATCTTATAAGTATTAACTTCACTAAGAATAATTCTTGGAAAAGTTAATTTATAAGTTATAATTTCCTCACCAGTACTTCTTCTTTTACTATGAGTTACAATTTCTGCTTTTATTTTATTTGTCATATTATTACTATTTATTTATATTATACTTGTACTATTTTCAGATATTGATTTTTGAATTAAATACATTAATGCTTCCTGTATAATATCTATTTTCCTTTCTATAAAACTAAGTCTTCTATAGTTTATTTCTGAATCTAAATAGTGTGTTACAGAATTATTTTCAATTTTATCACGGAAATTTTGAGAAATATTTCTTACTTCTTCAAATTGTGATATTAAATCTTTTACTTCTTTATTACTTTTCATATCAAATCTTCTATGTGAATTAGAAATACTTCTGTTCTAAATAAGTTTTTATTATCTTTTTTAAATTGTCTGATATTTAAGTTCTTATCTTTAGGTTTTTTTAATACCTTAACTTTGACACAATATTTTCCATCTATATTAAATAAAAAAGGCTCTTTAATATCTATTTTATCATAAGTAATAAAACCTCTTTGATAAAGATAGTTTTTTATAGAATCTCTTAAATCTATAATAGCTTCTTCTTTCATTGTCATATTTATATTTTATTTTTTAAATATTCATACAATTCACTTAAATCAGAAAATATTCTATCTTTATCAAGTTCTAATTTCTTACTGTAATTTTCAACTATAAAAACTTCTTTTTCAACAGTAAAACCTGAAAAAGTTTCACTAACTTTACTAGATTTAATATACTCTAACAAACAACCTTTTCCAACTATATATTCATTAGGTCTTGCTGTATCCAATATATAATAAACATTTTCTCCTACAAGAGATTTATAAAATTTTTCATCTTTATCCATAATAATATTTTTTATATTATCTATACTTAAAATTTTCTGTTTTCATTATAGTTTTGTTCTATTAAATCTTCAAACTCATTCATTTCATCATCTATTTTCTTTAATCTTTTTCTTTCTTTTTTATCTTTTACTCCCTTTAATTGAGTTTTGATAAAATAATCAAGACTAACTACTATTATGGTAATAGTTGTAACTACTGCAGATAAAGTATTTACAATTGGATAAAGTGTAAAAAACAATAAAGCAATTGGTGTAAAACCTAAATTTTCTTCTTGTTTTTTAAAATACCACAATATAATTATAGAATCAATTAGCATTACTACTAAAGATATAATATATAAATTTAAGTCCCATTCTTTTTCTAAATCAATAGGTTGTGATTCATAACAACAATTTCTTCTTGGGACATAAGGAGCTACTACTAAATTAATCATATAATTTATAGTTTAAATATTGCAACAACTGAACCTATTAGTATAATTAACACTACTGATAGTAAAAAACAATATTTTATTAATGACAATAAATCTTTTTCATTAACAGCAGTAATAATATATGTTAAAAGTACTATTAAAGAAAGAGTAGATACTATTAATACTATTAATAGAAGTATAATTTTACTCATAACTATAATATTCTTTAAGTTCTTCCAATTCTTTAATAAATTGTTCCTTAGCTTCTATATAAGCATCATTATCACCTTCGCTATAAGCAGAGATACTATTCATAAATTCTCTTTTAGCTTCAAGTCTTCCAGCTTCTTCATAATGCTTTTTTAACTCCTCTTTATATTTATCTATGAGTTCTACTATTTTATCTACTTTTGCCATAATTTAATTATATAACTTTTACATTAGTAATATCCAATATCTTTTCTATTTCTATATATTTATTTATAGTAAAATTATCTTTATCTTCATATATAGAGGATACTTTTATTACAATACTAACTTTTACATAGAAATTATTGATAAACAATTTAAATTCTTTAATATTCTCATATTCTTCACCAGTATAGTATACTTTTATTAGTTCATCTAGTAAATTCTCACCTCTTGATTTTATTAATTCTTTTAAAAGGCTCTTATCTTCACTTTCAAAATCAAATAAATAGTATAAATGACCTTCATTTTCTGAAATGATAAAGTTTTTATTAGGTTCTTTTCTTCTAATCTTTAATAAATTTGAAAAATCTATTCTATAAACATAATTTACTATATTGAATTTATTACAGTTTTTTTCTAATCTACTTAAAATTTCAGCTTTGTTTTTACTTAAAACTTTATTTAGTTTAGACTGTAAATTAAAATCATAGATTAAATCCTCTTTAATATCTTTCCATTTTAGCTCTAATTTTCTAGTTTCTGTTTGTATTTCTTTTTCTAAAGAATCTTTTACATAAAAATCTATTTCTAATTCTGTATTAAATTTATGTTCCATAATAATTATACTTCTTGTTTTATTAAACTGTCATAAATACCTTCATCACTTAATCTTAAAGTACAACTTTTAAATCTATCTAAATACACTTCTGTCTTATTTATATCTATTAGTTTATCTAAGTTATCTTTTATATTAAAGAAGTCTTTAAGATTTATATTATCCCAGTGTATTCTATAATTACTTCTACTACTAGGAGAATAATAACCTTCAACAGCATTAATATACATACTATATTCTCCTTGATTAAAAGTAGAGAAATCTTTTTTAGTTAAAAATCTTTCTGGTTTAAGTTGTTCTAAAGCAAGGTTATCAAAACTAACCACTTCAAAAAGTTTAAATAAATCTGGTAAAAACCATCTCCACTCTTTATGTTTTCTACTATTTAAATCAACTTTACCACTATTATAACCAAAGTCTTTCTCTCCAAGAATAAGTATTTTCCTAATACCTTTATCAGCTAATTCTTTAATATCATCTATATCATCTATACCAGCTATTACGTGAAATACTGTATTTTGATAATCTAATATAGATTGTGGTACACTCCACTTTAAAGAACTTCTATAAGATATACCAAGACCTTTTATATAACCTTTATTTATTAAAGTTTCAACTAAACCCCAATTTTTCTTAATATGACCTTGATTTAAAGTTATATTACAAATATAACCTTTAAATGAAGAACACCATATAATAAAGTTTTTAAGACCTACAGTCATATTATTACAGCCAATAGCTAGTTCAATACCTTGAGGCAAGTCTTCTAATTTCTTTTCTAATTCCTCATAGTTACATTCACTACCATTAACTCTAGCTGACTCATGACAGAATGTGCAGAAACCTGGTGAACCATCTGGTTTTTGACCAAAACTACATTGTGTAGATACTCTAATATCTATATTTAGTGGATAATCAAGTTTAAGAGTATCATCAAACTCTATATATCTTGTACCATCACTAAATATAGATATTAAAGCATTACCATTTTGATATTTGTTAATAAGATTCATATTAGCAATATTCATATTGTATAATAATTTCTTTATCCATACTAAAGATTAATTCATATAAATCATCTTTATCTGAAGGTAAAAAATCATATTTATAGTTACTACTTACATCTAAACATATATTTCCCATATTATGAAAATATACATTATTACATAAAGTATTTTTCTTTACAAAATATATTAAGTCATCAATAGTATATTTATCTTTAACATCTTCAGCATAACTATTCCATAAAGTAGCTAAGAAAGATATTTTAGTTATAGCCTCTCTATATATTGTAGTTTCTTCATCTTTAATAATTGAATCCAAATCATACCCTTGACAATCTATCCAAACATCTCCTTCTTCATTAATATACCTAGAGAAACTCTCAAGAACAGGTTGAAGATAATTTTTTTCTACTGATAAAGTATGTGATGAAGAACTGTTTGTCTCAAAAACATTGTTTCTAATAATTGTTCTCATATTATTTTTCTATTATAGGCACATTAAAAAACTCTTCCTCTTCTTCTTTAGTTTCAAACCAATACTCATCACCAATTAAGAATAACCAAGAATTTTTATCAAATAAAGCCCTGTATAGTTGTAAATCTTCTGGTACATCAAAATCACTACAAAATTCTATAGAGCTATCTCCAATACCTTCTAATACAACACCTTCACATAAAGAGTTTTGTTCTATTAATTTTATTATTTCTTGTATTCTATTTTCACCATAAGTTGTTTCCCAATAGTCAAATAGTGTAACAAAGAAAACTATTTTCTCTATAGTATCATTTGTTCTTCTTGGTTTTTGTCTATTAAAATTATAACCTCCACAATCAATTTTAACTACACCATTTTCATCAGGTTTTAAAGTATCAAATACATTTAATACTTTATTACCTTTATTAATTGATAAACTGTGAGCAGATGAACTATTAGTCTCAAATACTGAATTTCTAATTAGAATGTTTTTTGTCATAATTTTTCTCATTTCTAATTTTATAAAAATCTATAGCTTTATTAATAGCAACAATTAATATATCTTTTTTATTATCATAAGTTTTTGATGTTTTCTCATCTCCACGTATAGAAGTAAAGAAACTTTTTGCATAAACTGTAGAAAAATAAACAAAGTCACTGTTTATTTCATATTTACTAAAAACATTTTCAACAAAGTCACTTCTTTTTCCTTGTTCATTTTTTCTAGTATCATATCTTTTAACATCAATACTTATTTTAGGGTCTATTTCTTCAAACCAATCTATTGCTTCACCCCAAGTTGGAATACTTAAATGGTTTTCTTTTAAGTTATAGTTAAACATTATATTAGGATTACAACTATTAGAGGTGATAAAACCATATTTATCACCTCTTTTTTTAAGTATTTCCCAACCCTGATAATATAGAAAGAAGAAATGTACTTTCTTATCAAAACCTATTTCTTTTAGCTTTTCAGCTATTTCTATAGGTACTAAAAAATCAGGAACTTCTATCATTATTCATCTTTTACAAATGTTCCATCTATAATTTTTCCAGACCTCTTAGAGATAATCTCATAAGCACCATTTAAACACTCTGTAAAATCTAATTTATAGTTATAACACAAAACTTCTAAATTAGATAAAGTTCTGATAATAGAGCCTTCTATCTCTTCAAAATTAGGATTCTTAACATTAACATACTCTGTAAATATAAGAGATAATTCACTCATTAAATCTTTTATTATAGATTTTACATTAACTTTTAATGCTCCCTCACCATAATTAGTTTTTATAAAATTTATAGACTCATCTTTTTTTGCTATAAATAGTTTAAACTTATCATCTCCTAAAAACCAAGAGGCATTAATAAGTGTTACTACTGAATCACCAATACCATCTGAAAGTGCTTCTTTATCATTTTTATCAAGTGATTCAATAATCTCACCTACCTCTTCATAGGTTTTCATAATTTGGGTAAAGAAATTACCTTTTTCGTGGATACCTTTTTCTTTAGCCCACTCATTTACTAAATTAATTAATTCTTCTATTGTTCTCATTGTTCTAATCTTTTAATTTTACTACCGTGTAATACAAATAAATTATCTTTAGCTCTACTCATACCTACATAATTTAATGAATTTCCTTCTGTACCTACTTTTACACCATTAGCTAATAAAGGTGTAGTATTATTCTCTGTAGAAGAGGAATCAAAAAATACATTTTTATAAGTAGAACCTTGTGATTTATGAATAGTTATTGCATATCCAAAATCAATACCTTTATCAATAAATAACTCTGGAGAAGATAATTTTAGATTCTTATGGGTAACACTAAACTTATTAAATAATTCCATTTTATCACTTGTTGGATTATAAATATAAGCATTACCTAAATCTATTGTTGAAAGTGCTTTAGTTACATCATTCATTTTAACAAAATATGTCTTCCAACTACCATCTCTTAAAGCTTTTTGTTTTAATTGAAAAACTCTTCTAAATATAGCAGATATTATTTTATTATTCTCCTCCATATCCTCAGAAGTTATTTCATCAAATATAATACTATCTTCTAAAGATAATTGATAATAATCAGTGGTTACTCTACCTAAAGTTGAATCTATATTATTAGCTATTTTAGAGAAAGCATTTATTCTCATAAAGGATTTACACTTATTAACAGCTTCTACTTTAAATCTTATAGAATTAGCTAAATTACCTGCAGATACTGTTTTATTATTATATCCTCCATAACCTATAATAGTCTCTCCAACAAATAGAGTTTTTAAATCTTCTCTACTACCATAAACATCTTTTCTTACAGAGTTGTTAAATAATTTTATTGAATTATTGGTATAAGTAATAAATACTGTATCTTCTGGTTCTTTTATATAGGTATCTAAGAAATCTACATAGAACTTAGGTTTATCTATCTGACTATAAAATTTAAGATTGTCAGTATTATCTACTATTGGTAAATAACCATCTGGATTTTCTCTTATCTCAGTAAGTATCTTCAATATATCATCATTAGAAGTTCTATGTACTTTAGTAAGAGTTATATTATCTAGTTTAGTAAATACATCTGATATTTGTTTAGTTTTATTAACAGATACCTCTGGTATTTGTACTTTATCACCTAAAAATATTACTTTTAAAATATGTTTTTTAGATAATCTAAGTAAATCAGCTAAATCAGTATTACTTATCATTGATGACTCATCTATAATAAGTACATTTTGCTTCATAAGATTTAATTGAAACTTAGAACTAAATGCTTTTTTCCATTTCTTAGTTTTATCATCATACCTATTAACTATTATAGATTGTAAAGTATAAGGTAAAAAACCTAAATTTAGACCTAAATATACTGTAGCAGCATGAGTTGGTGCTGCATATAAGAAATTATAACCATAACTTCTATATCTGTAAATAAACTCATCTAAATACTTTATTAAGGCAGTTTTACCACTACCTGCACTACCACTTAAAGTAATAGGTTCTAAATCATCTGATAACACATAATCAATTAAATCTTGTAAAGCAACAACTTGTTCTTCCCCTAAAGGAAATTTAGTTGGTATATCTCTACCTCTGTAAGAAAAAATATTATTTGACTGGCTCATATTTTACTGATACTTTATCAAATTCATCTTCTGGTGTATTTTTATAAATTTCTAATATCTTTACAATTTTATCAGTACTACTATTTGTTATTAGTTCTACTAATTCTTTGTAATGGTTGGAAGTTATAAAATATACATCAATTGCTCTAATTTTACCATTATTACCATTAGGTAAATCACCAAATGTGTTATGAGCATCATAGTGAAAATCACTTATATTTTCAAGTTGTTTAACAACTTGTTTTAATAGTTGTTTTAACTTTCTTTTATAAACAGGAGTTCCCTCTAATTTATCTATAAGTTCTATAAATATATCAGAGAGAAAACCTATTTTATATAAGTCTCTTACATACTCAGGAATTTCCTTCATACTCTTTTAGCTTATTATTTAATTGAATAACTTTAGAATTTAACTTACCATTGTTATACCTACTTCTTTCATATTTATTTTTCCAGAATATAACTTCTTCTGTTAAATCTGTTTTAGGTTCTTCAGTAGTTTTATTGATTAATTCCTTCTGCATTTTATCAAATTCTTCTTTAAAACTTTTAGACTTCTCTACAAGTTCATCTAAAGAACTACTATACTCTTTTCTAAGATTATTAATCTTTATTTCATAAAATACTACAATGAGTATTATAACTGCAAATAATAAATAAGGTATCATATTTCTTTTCCAATAAATTCTATGTCATATAATTCTTTATCTCTTGCTGTTTCTCCACTTACAAGAATATGTTTTCCACTTTTATAATTAAAATGTGAGTAAAAATCAGCTTTACAAATTCTATTTAATAAATTGCACACACCAACTTTATCAAAAGGTTTATATTCTTTAGCTATGGTAGCCCAAGTACCTTTTTGATATAAAATAATACCATGTAGATTATATAGAGTATTTGTATTTTCATCATATAAATTCTCTAATACTACCTCTTCTTTATCTACAGAGCCAAGAGTTGATTTAATAAAATTTGTTTTCCAATATAAACCATACCTTATAAATGCTTCTTTAATAAGCATATCTTTTTTATTTACTGGTTTAGGTTTTTCTCTTTCTTCAGCTTCTCTCCTTATATTATCCCAAGATTCATCAAATTCTTTTCTTGAGAGTTCTATATCAGATAGTTTAAAAAGAGTTTTTACAGCTCCAAAGATATTTTCTTTATCTTCTTCTGTCATACTGTTAATCATTTCTGTTGTTACCATCTTTTAAAATATTAAAAATTAATAAACTAATTGTTGTACCAAATACAAGATAAGAAGATATTGGAATAAAATCCCAATATCTTCTACTTGTAAGGTTTAATAACCTATCCTTCTCTTCTGTTATATTATAAAGAATAGTTGCAATTAGTAGTGTCTGTAGTATTATAAACAGAATTATCTTGATTGCTTTTGTTCCTTTCATAAAATCTAATAACTTCTTGTTTTAAGTCCTCTTTTTTAATAGTGTTAATCTCAGAAGAATATCTAGCTAAAAATACTATTTTTAAATCTATAGGTATCTTCTGTCCAAAATTTTGAAGATAGATAATTTGATTAGCAATATCTTCAAAACTTTTGTCTTTTAATTCCATAAATCACCCTTAATTTTTTCGTAGTTAAAAATTTCTTCACTTAATCTAATAGGATAATCAGCTTCTAAAGGTTCTTTGAAATCAGATAAAGTAAGTTTAGATTTAAAATCTTTATTAATCTCTGATAAATGTTTTTCAACACATAAACTATCTCTTAATAATATATTTCTAATATCATTCAATTTCTTGTTTATAGCTATTTCAGTAGTTTTATCACTATGGGTTTGATTTTTAAATAAATCCCATACTTGAGAGGCTGTATACATTTTACTATATTTACCTTTAATAAAATTATTGAAAATAGTATTATGATTTTTAGGAAACTCTATTATTATCATGTGGTAATCTTTACCATACATATAATCAGAAATATAATAAGGTTGTTCTCTAATCCAGTCTAATAAACTCTGAATATTTACTCTATAAGTTTCATAATCTATATTACTAATTATAGTATCAAATAATATATAGATACCTTGTTTCTCTATATAAATATTTGCATCTCCAATACCAATAGCTAATTTAGTAACTTTCTTTAACCTATTGATTAATTCTTCACCATAAAAATATAAACTTGGATACAAGTATTTTAATGTTCTGTTTTTATATAATAATCCTCTGTGTATTTGCATAATTATTAATTATTAAATAAAACAATCCATTACATCAAAATTTGTATCATACATCAATACTTCTGGTAAAGCTGAGTAATTTATCAAATCAGTAGACCAATCATTCCTACTAGAATAAAACTTATAAGCTTCTAATAGTTTAAGATAACCTATAATAGGGGCTTTTGTAAGACATTTATTAGTATGATTACTTACTCCCATAGGAAATTTATAGTCAGTATCTAAACAAGAATACATTATTTCTCCTGTATATCTTATCTCTGGTCTACCATATTTACCTATATGTAATAAATCATCAGAACAATAAAATCTCTTAGGAAAACCAGGTTCTGTTGTACTCTCTACAATAAATTCAAAGTTTAAAATATTGTAATCTTTAAACTCTGTAGATTTATCCTTCCACTGTTTTAGAGCTTCCATATACCAAGCAGCTTGTATTTGATAATGGTGTTTTCTCATTGCTCTTGGAAAATTAATAACTTTATCACCTGTAGTTTTAATATCATAAGGTAATAAAGTTTTATTATTCCTATCTACAATAATACCATCTAATAAAGCTTTACACTCGACACCATCTATTTCAAAATCTATATGAAGCTGATTAATTATTTCAATTCCATCTGCAAAGTTATTAAAATAAAATTTAATAGCCTCATGATTTAGAAGATTATTTACAATGGTATCTATAAGTGCTTTATCCTCAATAGTTAAAATAGTTTTACCATTAGATTCAACTAATTCCTCCCAATAAGGAAAATTCTCTATTATCTTATTTACCCTTGTTTCATCTTTCCAATTACTTTGATAAGAGTGATTATTACAAGCTTCTAAGATTAAATCAGGATAATCTCTTAAAGTAGGAGCAAATAAACCAACCTTATCTACACCTATATTAGCTTTAGAGAATACTTCATTTATTATTGATTTTACTGTATCAGAAGGTTTATTCTCTAGGTTGGATACATAAAACTCTTGATTAAATTGTTCTACACCCCTAGTTAATAAAGTATCTACAGCAGAACCAATAATAAAATGTTGTTTTTCCTCAAAGAAAAGTTCTGGTTCAGTTATTTCATTAAAAGCTTTTACTCCTAAGAGTAAAAGCTTTAATTTACTTTGTGATAGTCTTGGACTATCATAATAATTTTTTAGACTTCTTTCCATTCTATTAATTTAATTATCTTACTGAAATCCTCAAAAGTCATAGAAACAATATCAGAAAATTCATTTCTCTTATTACCTTGTCCAACTTCTCTCCTGTGAATCATTATTTTTGGAAAATGATGCTCAGGAGAAGATTTAGGTAATACAGAAGAAATTCTCTCCTTCATATATTCTAATACTTTGAAAGGTTTCATACCTATTTGTTTTCCAGCTTTAATTTGTACATTAAAGGGTATAAAGATAAGGTCAATACCACAATTATCTAATAATTTAGCACCTTGTCTTGCTGTCCTACAATTTGTAAAACCAAGTTGTCTAAACTTTTCAGCATACTCTCTCTCAGCATTATTACCTTTTCTTTTATTTGTCTTTCCTCTCTTACTTAATTCATTACTCATATTAAACTTGGTAAATAATTCTCAAGAAAACTTTTCATCTCAGCAACAGTCTTAAATTTAGGATTTATAAAATCTGAAGGAATACCATTATAAATCTTACTTTCTATACTATTGGTAAAGGTGTAATCCAAGTCTATTTCTCTTGCTTTTTCAAGCAATACTCTATCTAATACAGTATATAAACTTTTATAATGAGGTTCTTTTATTCTATTAGATATGAATATCTTAAAATCATTTACATCAAAACTATCAACTAATGTTTTATGATTATTACTATATACTTGAAATAGTTTTGTCATTAACTCTTTTTCAATACATAAACAGAATAAAACCCCATCTTCATCAAGTAAAATACCTTGATTAGCAGTTAAAATAGATTTATAATCACCTTTAGAGACAATAAAAGTTCTTGGAGAATATATATCTGACCTTAAATTATTAATTAAAATTTCGTAGCTTCTTGTAGTGTTACCATCACCATTCCTAATTTCAAAATACTCTATTACATCTTTATTTCCAAGCACATTTCTATTGAATATAGAATAGCTAGGTACATATTTATTAAATACACTAAAATAACTCTTTTGTGTATTTATATAATAATTGCTAATACTATTACCAGCATAATATTTGAAATTAAAGAAAGACCTACAAAACTTATCATAAATCTCTAATTTATTCATATATTCACAGATTCAACTTTATTTATAGGAATTACATAATCCCACTTAAATGGAACTACAAAATCCTTATCTCTAGCATACATATTATGTATATGATTAGTAAAGAAAGCTACAGCATGTGAAGCTATCATTGCAGCACAATGAGAAGTCTGTTTTAAAGTACAAGGTAAATCCTCTACCTCATCATCATTAAATAAAGTCTTCTTATATTCCTCTACTCTATCAAGAGTTACACAATATATTTCCATATTAGCAAAACCCAATCTTAAGTCAAATAAGATAGGTTCTATTTTTGGTTTTAATAGTATTTCTCCATTTGCAATTCTATCTAATAAATCTGACTCAGCATTAATTCTATATAAATTTTCCTGTTCTTCTTTAAATTCTGTAGCATATTTAAGCCAATTTTCAAAGAAAACTTTTCTAGCTGCCATACTATCAAAACAAGAAAACATATATTCACAAGCCATATCTTCTTCTGTATACCATTGGTTAAATGCTATAATATCTTCTCCTACAAAGTCTTTTATAACATCAGCCATTTCTTCAACCTTTGGTTTACCTATTGAAGATACTCTAAACAACTGGCCTCCTACGTTATGCTCCTCAATTCTATCAGCATCGATAATTATAGGCTTAAAATTAGCCCTAGCTAATAAAAAAGAAGTATAAGAACCAGTTCCTCCTTGTCCTCCTACAATACAATTTATTTCCTCTTTGGGAAACCATGTAGCATCTTTAAATCTATTACTTTGTGCTTCTTTCATTTTCAAATGTATTTAAAAAGTTCTTTAATCCACTTACAACAGGTTGTAGATATATTTTAGCATTAGGTAATACTGTCATGTGCATAAAATCCTCATACTCCTCAATAACACTTTCTATACAGAAAGACATCTCACTAGCTGAGTCATACATTGGGAAGTATTTTTCATAAACTTCTTGGAAATTAAGGAGTACTTCATTAGCTAAATCAATACCACTAATTTCAAATCCATTAAAATATTTTATGACATCATCTAAATCAATAAAATCTGTAGCACTATCATTCCAAGTAAGTAAATCAACAGCAAATATTTCTATTCTATCAGCTATTACATCTATACTACTTCTTCCTTGAGGGTATATTCTTGTTGTATTTGGATTTATTTTTACCTCGTTTGTTTTTTTTAAAGGGAGTTTTGTTTTACTATTGCTATAATATACATCATCTTCATCTTCATAAGTTTTAGACCAGTCATTATAACTTTTCTTATAGTTCCCATTACTCCAATTACTGGGATTACTAGCAGCAGATGTATTTACTGTAGCATTACCTACAGGTACTCCTGTACCATAATGATTATATCCTGTATAACCACCATAAGTAGGTTTATTAGCTTTCTGTATAATTTCATCTACCCTTTTAACAAAACTATCTGTAACTTTTATTACAGATACTTCTGGTATGATTTCACAATCATATATAACCATTTTACTAACAGTATTTAGTTTCTCCTCATTAGTAAAGTTATATAATTCGCCTTTCTCATCTCTAGCTTGGTATTGTATATTGAAAGTTTGATTAGTAGAAACTTCAAAACAAATCTTAGCTATATACTCATTTCTATTATTAGTAATGAAAGATAAATATATGTTATGGTTACCTACATTATCTTCTAGTTCAGATATATCTGTTCCACTGAAAAAAGTAGCCATATTATTATGTGAATGCACGTGTCCCATTATACAATCTTCCAAATTATTTTCTTCCATATGTTTAAATACAGAAGTATCAAATTCATAATTTGTAGCTGTTTGAGAACCTTTATCCATAGGATATATGTCTTCTAAAGTACATATCATATTTTCTGGGTCTTTTATAGAACCCTGTACTCTGTAGAATAATACTCCTGACCACTCTTGATATGGTATCTTATTACAAAGATAATCCATTTGATGTATCACTTTAACTGGCACTTTTACTTTTATCTTTGTAGCCAATGATAGCTTCTCGTATGTATTTTTTATTAACGTCATTTTCTATATCTTCTTTTAATTTTTTAAAACTTTTCTCATTTAATTGTAAACTAGATTTAGCTAATTCTTCATATTTTTCTAGTTTATCACTGTTAGTTTCAGGATATATTATCTTAAGTTCAATCTCTCTATCTCTAAATAGATAATTTTGTTGCTCTTCAGGTTCTCTAAATTTAACAACAGATAAAGCTTCTTTAATAGAACTAAATGATATATATCTACCACTCTCTTCATCTTTTATACCAAAAATATTATTTTTAAGGTCACCACTATAATTACAAGCTTTTGTAATAGCCTCTCTAAACTTATCTTCTTTTAATTCAAATCTACCATTCTTTAATATAAAAGGGAAATCTTTGAAATTTAAATTTGTACTTTCATCTCTTAGAAGTCTCCTTATCACATTAGCTACACCATTGTTATTAAGAGTATCTGGTAAATATGTAATTCTAGAATCTGGGTTATTATTACTAACCTTAAGAGATATTTCATTTATGTATTGATAAGGTGTACCCTCTAATGATTCCCAAGATACCATAGTAGTCATTTGCACTAATAACATACTAAAAGTATCCTCATTAAACTTCTCAGCAGCATTAACATCACCTAAAGTCATATTAATAATACCAGAACCAGTACAATAATGAGCTTTTATTGGAAATATATTAGGTTCATTTAATAGTTGCTTACAATCATAAGGATTACCACTTAAGTGACTATGAGAATATCTAGACATAATCTCTTCATAAGTGAAAGTGGTTCTAAACCCATACAAATCAAATATTCTTATGAAATTTCTACTATCATTAATATATAATGGTAATAGCATAAATAAGTCTTTTATGTTATGAAAATTTCTTTTAGTATTGGTAATAGTAAGTTCTGGGAAATGTATTACTATATTCTTTATTAATACTACTCTTCTTTTACCAAGTTTGATTATATCAAACTCTATATCCCACTTATCTCCAAACATATCAACAATAGACTTTATTTTTAATCTAAAATCTTCATAGAATGTATTTGTATCTTTCTTACTATCTCTGCAGAAATAATAAACATAATTTGTATTAGCTCTATCTATTTCACTACTATTTCTAGAAGTAAGAATAGCTAACCTATCACTTAAGAATAAAGAATTAAACCAATCAAAAGATGTTGAGCAACCTCTCTTCTTTAATTTCTTAATTAAATCATTCATATAAATAAAATTAAAAAGGGATTAGCTTTTTAGCTAACCCCTTTTAAATTAAAGTAATTAATTAACCTCTTCTCTCAATTTCAGCCATTGTATTTTCATCTTCAATGTCCTCAAATCTTCTTGGAGCAGCTACTTTGATAGATGCACCTTCTCGAGAAAGTTGTCTTTCTAAACTTGTAACTCTCTTTTTCAAATCATCGAGTTCTTCATAGATATTAACATTTGTGTCAATATCTTCATCTTCATCATAGTATCCAGACTTAGTTTGTTTAGGAGAAACATAAAGTTTAAAATCACCTTCAGGTAGTCTTGCTTGAGGTCCATTTAGTTCATAATCAGCATCTTTTAAGAATCTTGAACCTTCAATATTAACTCCTAATTCAGCTAATTTAGGGAATAAATCTTGTAGTTTTTCAGCACTACTTGTAAAAGTTTGTGATGTGCCTCTTGATGTAATTAATTTTACTTGTCTTTCCATCTTGTTTAATTTTAAATAGTTTAATAAATTTGTTTGTTTTTAAATTTCTAATCTTAATTTTTAAATTCTTAGTTGTTTAAGTCAGTGAATCTTTTGTTCTTAACTTCTTCTAAGAAAGCTAGTCTCTTTTCTAACTCAGCTAATTGTTGAGAAGCTACATATTCATTAGCTGCAGAATAAGGAATTGCTCTCTTAAGTTTTTCTACTTCACTTTTCTTAACATTAATAGCTTTTGTAATGTTAAGTACTTCTCTACTTATTTCTAAGTTAGCTTCTTGTGCTTTTAGTTTTAAATCTTCTTTTAAGATTGTTTTTTCATCTTGAGAAATTAATTCTAAATAAGTTTTTTCTCTTACTACTTCTGTTGTTGCCATTTTACTTTAAAATTTTTAAATTAATAAATTCTTCTAATTTTTGTTTACCAAATACTTTTATAAAATCAGAAGGGTCTTTAATGTGTTGTTTTAATAATATAGGTGGTAATGTTATAACTTTAGACTTATTAGGACTAATAGAATTTAAAATGGAATTAACCATTTGACTACTACCTAATCCTGTGGCATCATTATCAAACCATACAATGATTTTTTCAAACCTATTAGTAAGGTCTTTTAAGATTAATTGATTAGGTACTTGTCCTTCATTTTGAAACCAAACAGCAATTAAACCAAGATTTCTAAGTACCCTACAATCCTTATAGGATTTAGTAATAACAAGTAAATCTCCTTTCTCTGGTAATTTAAAATAATTACCAACATCATTCTGAGTACAGTTTGTGTACCATTTATATTCAGAGTTAGTAGGTCTATAAATTTTAATTTTATTATCTTTAAAATCTGTATAAGCATAAGCTATATCAGGACAATTAATTACAAATTCATTACCTCTTTTACTCACACTACTGTATGCTGTTATTGGAAATACACTATCCTCTTCTAATTGTTTCCTGTTGATACCATAAGGTAACCAAAAAGATTTATCTCTATTATTAAAATCTCTTTTAGCAATAAGAATAGTTCTTTCAGAACTATAGTTACTACTATAAGTTTTTTTAGTTTTAATAATAGGATTATCACCTTTTTTATCTACTTTGAAATAATTAGTTATAAATTCTAATGTTCCAGATAAGTCTAAATTATAACATCTTCCTATAAAATCAAAACAATCTTTATGTGTATTTGAGAAATCAGCCCAATCTATAAAGAGTAGTTTTCCATTTGTTTTATCAAAATAACAACCAGCATTATTATCTTCTCTATAAGGTGCTAAATATTTTCTATTTAAATCTATTTCCTCATCTAACACTATACTAAAGATGTCTTCTTCTTTTATAGTATTTAATATTTCTTGTAAACTTAAAGGTGGGTAATACATTTTAAGTTGTAGCATACCCTTTAAGTTTTAATTTTTACCACTCAGTATCTTCACTTCCACCAAAAGGTAAATCAGCACTATTAGTAGTACTAACAGGTTGTACACCACTTCCTTCTAGTGTTTGTAACTTCATATAATTTTGTTCAGTGAACCATTTACTTCTTGCAATTGGGTGTACTTTACCATCATCTGTAACAAAGTGTAAACCATTGTCATCAACAACTTGTTTAAAGTTGCCTTCTATGTGTTTAACATAAGATTTACCTTTATAAGAAGTGATAGCATTATCAATTTCAAGGAAAGTTCTCTTAGCATTTTGTCCAATATTAAGTTGATATTGTAAGAAAATATCAACATCTACTTTAGATAAATCGCCAACCTTAACTGCTAAACATTTTTCCACTGTTTGATACAAAGTTTTCCAATCATTGTAAGGAGTCTCAATAACTTTTTTAACAGTTTCTTGAGGTAAAAATATCTCTAACAAATCTTGTAGTCTCTTTGTTTGAATCTTTATACACTTCTCAGCATCATATTGATAGTCTGGTGGAATTGGAAAGAATCTAAAACTATTCTTAGTATCTCCAATTTGCCATTCAACAATAAGAGCATCTCTTTGTTCTCCTTTATAGCCACCATTAGGACTATATTTTACAGATAAGATTTGACCTTTGTTAAGACCAAAACTACCATAATTGCCACCACCAGCAACATCTTTTTCTTCTACTGTTTTTAAGTTTATCATATAAAAATAAATTAATTAATTTACCAGCTTAAAGATTCTGATTCTCTAGAAACTCTTTCAGGAATAGACTCTTCTTCTCTGTCATCTTCAAAATTAACTTCCTGTATTGAAATCATATCACTACTAGGATTATAAGGAGTTTGAGGAATATCAGACTCTCCATCTCCTATTACATTGTGATGACCAGTTTCTTCTTCACTAACAATTACAAATTTAGGTTCGTGAAATCTTCTAATTTTTAAACCTAATTGTTGTAATGCTTTCTTCATTTGTGACTTAGGTAATCCATAATACTCAGCTAGAGCATCTAATTTCATACCTTGTTCTACTTGTTCTCTAAGAACACTTGGTTTAATTTCTACTGCCATTTTTACTCTCCTTGATTATATTTTTCAATCTCTTCTGTTACAAGACCCATATCATTAGGAATAATAAGGTCTTTAAATGCACCATAAGGTGTTTTAGCTGGTACTACAATACCTCTATCATCTCTAGTAGAGTTAGTATAAAAACCATAAACAGTTTTACCTTCTGTATCTACATAAGTAGATGATACTAAACAATAAGTAAAGAAACCATTTGGATTTATTTGTGAATCTATAAGTTTGCCTACCGTTTTTATCTTATAAGCACCATCTTCAATTTCAGTATGAGCAAACATAATGAAATTAATATCATCAGGTAAATTTATACCAGCTGTTAAAACATCATAGAAATTTTTAGCTAAATCTGTGAATTTATTAACATTACTACCTTTACTTTCATAAAGGATTAGACTATATCTTATATATTATAAAATAATATATTCCACCGTTTCCATAAAAATTAAATTTAAATGTACTCCCTCACGGGATAGTCGTTGAACTTTACACTTAGTTAAACTAAGAGTCTTAGCTGCTGATTGCCCAATACTTAATTTTTTAAACTTTCACACTTATCATCACTGATTATGTTGTAGTATTAAGTCTCTAAGGGGTTTCCAGCAATTAGATGGATAAGGGCTTAATATCTCATCAACCCTGTTTCTTTAGCTCTACTCATATATTCACCTGTAAGTAGATAATTAGCATCATCAATAATTATATTCTTAAACTTACCTAATTTAGGTATATTAGTAATATAATTGATAATTTCAGATGCTGAATTACTATTTAATAAATTTCCTTTTTTAGTTTGTCTATCAAATTCTTGATAGTATTTCTTGTAACCCCTAAAAGGTAAAGGTTTTTTAGCTACATTGATAATAAAGGTTTCTTCAGGATTTAAACCTTTAATACCTAAGTCTTTATTAGGAAACATAGAAGAACTTTTACCTTGTCCACTATTACCTAATACTAAAATACTATTAGCCATTTCTTAATCTTTCAATATATTTATACATTTTTCCTATATTAACTTCATCTTCTATCTTTGGTAATTCTTTAAATATATCAGAAGCACCATTAAAGAATAAAGGAACTTGAATATCAGAAATACCATCTCTTGATTTTAGTATCTTTAAAGACCTATAATTATCTCTCATAAAAGCTATATTATAACCTCCATGTTGTTGTATTCCATATCTAGAGGGATTAAATAATCCATAAATATAATTAGCTTCTCTTACTGTAGTTTTAGCATCTCCGAAACTACTAATTGATGGTTCTAGTTTTTCTTCTATAGTTTTACCACTATAATTATACTCAACATTTTCTTTATCTAAAGAAAACTGTTGTACTACTACAATACTAAAACCAAATTTATCTCTTAATCTAAGAGCATATTTAGTAGAAAAATTAACCATTGTATCTCTAAGTGTTTCTCCCTTCTCTGAAAAGAGGAGGCTCAGATGGTCAACCAAAATAATAACATAGTGTCTAGGGTGGTGAGTCTTATAATAAGCTATCTTTTTATAATCATCACCGATACCATTTTTTATATTATTTACTTCTTCTGGGGACAAAGGTACATTATTTTTATTATAATAAGTACCTATTTTCAAAGCAAAATCTCTACAATATTTAAATATACCTGTAGGATTTCTTATCTCATCTTGAATATCAACTATTTGTAAAAAGTTATCTATATGTAAATTTGATTCTTCTACTAATTTTAAATCTTCATAAGATAAAGTGTTATATCTGCCAACAGATTGTAAATCTTTAACAGATATAATCTTATTATATTTAGTATAAAGATATCTTGATATTTGTGATAAAATAACTTTTTCTTTTGATTCTTCTAATGAGAAATATAGTATATTTAATTTTATATCTTCTAGTGGATTTTGTTCTAAATACATAAGTGGTGTATGAATAAACATAAATCTACTTAATTTAGATTTACCAGTACCAGTACCACTACCTATAATACTATAAGTAGATTGTTCTATTCCAGGCACTACTCTTTCAAGTCTATTCAAACCAAGAAATGGAATACAGTTATAATAACCTTTATCGTGATTTTCTTTATTAGCTTTAATTTTATTTAATACATCTTGAAAATTCATATAAAGTTACTATAAGATTGTTCATTACTTACTTTTTTAGGTAATCTTTCAACATATTCTTTTAGTAGAGAGTTTTCACCATCATAATAAATAAAATAATCAGCTGATTTTAGGTATCTAGGATTATCTACTTGTCTAATATAATTCTTAGTAGCTTCCATAATATCATCTTTTCTCACTGAAGGATTATTAATAAAAAATCTCTTCATTCTTGAAATACACTGATTTCTTACTCCTACTCTCTCAGGATTAACAGATTTAAATAAGTTTCTATACTCATTTATCCATTCAAAGTTAGTTATATCCTCTGCTAAGAAATTCACTCCCCAAGTAATCTCTCCTGTAATATAATCCCTATTTACTATACCAGTAGCCATAATTTTATTAATTAAGTTTTCTGGTATATAAGTAGGTTTTATATTATAATATAGACACATTAGATAGCATAAAGCATCATCATAAGGTCTTATTTTTTCCTCTTTTAATCTTTCTTTAATTTCTGGGTTTATATCAATTAAAGTTCTACTCATAAATTATAATGTTTTACTTTACTACTATCTAAATCTTCTAATAAGCTAAATACCCAATTCTTATCTACAGTATTTTTTGAGTATAGAATGTATATTTTAGCAATATAGTTTGGTCTATAAATTAATGAACGTATTTTTACCTCTATTTTCATAAAGGATTAGACTATATCTTTATATTTATATAAAGGTTTTTTAACTCTGTTTTTTACGTGTGTTTGAAAGAATTTTCTACTTTTACCTACAATTTTAATAGCTTCCTCTATAGTTTTAAATTCTCTACCTGTAGCTATTTCTATAATAGGTTTAGTTTTTCTTAAAGACCTTATTTTCTCAAAAAATTCTTTTCCAAGTCTTTTGTTTCTTTTTCTTGCTTCCTCTGCTAGATATTTTTTATGGTATTCTGGCACTATGTGTTCACCTTTTTTAACTCTATTTTTTAACCTAAACTCTATAGAATCACCTTCATATATAAAGAAAAAACCTTTGTATGTATATTTTTTTCCTTTACCACAAGCAATACTATAAATTGTAGAATTACATTCATAGCTACCAAAAAATTTAGCACATTCTAAAACATTTCTAAATTCTCTTATAAAATTTCCTTCTAAATCGTATTGAAGTATTTTTTTACAATACCTCATTTCAGAGAAATTAGAGTAATTATTTACTTCATTAAGTATTTTTACGCCATTTGAAATATAGTAGTTTATCCAATACAACTCTTTAAGTCTTAATTCCTCTGCATCACTACTACTATCTATTTCTTTTATCTCTGGTATTAAATTTTTACTCAATAAATTTTTAATCCATTCTCTTTTTTTAGAACTCTTTTTACTTTTACTTTTAGACTCTTTAATATGCAAGTAAAGTCTTTCTTCTAAAACTAATTTTGTAGCCCCAACATATTTTATTTCTTTTGTATCAGGGTCTATCATTACGTAAATTAAACCTTTCATTATATGTACAAATTTTTGCATTAGTGGTGCAAAAGTACAAAATAATTATAAATATACCAACTTTTTCCAATAATTTTGAAATAAATTACCGTACTCCTAAAAAGGATAGTCGTTGAACTTTATTCCTATCTACATAGGAATCTTAGCTGCGGGTTGTCCAATATTATAATTTTTTACTGTACCTGAGTAATTACTTCAGCCATACATATATTACTATATGTATTTAGTATTATAATCTCTAAGGATATTCCCGTCAATTAAATTGGTTTATAGTGACCCATTCTTTTAAGCCACTTTTTGCAAACTTAGACCATTCTTATTGCTATCTGCTTGAATCACTAAGACATTATCTATATTTTGAAATGTATAACCAACTCCACCTGAATTAACTAATGCTAATACATTAATTTCTTCCTTAATAAACTTTTCTAAATTATCTTTGTTAGTCTTTGAATTAAATGTTGGTACACCTAATTGATTGCTTTGCTCTATATTAGAACAAAATACTAAAGTTCTACCTTTTAATTTAGTTAAAGCATATTTAGCATAGTTTAATTTAGATGGTAAGTTATGTATAAATCTCATTCTTCTCAAAAATGCTGAGGTACTCATAGTATCCTCACATACTTTAGAAAGATATTGATATTTCTGATATTCTGTTTGATAGAAAGATTTAGTTTTATTACCTGATAAGATATTTCTATTTATTGAGTCTAGTGGTACTCCTATAGTTGTAATTCTATAATCAGCAACTATATTATTACCAATAGCTTCTTCAATAGAAACTTCTTTCAGTATTTTATCAAGCCCTAAGTAAGACATAACATCTAACTTTATCTTGTGTTTAGGGAGTGTTCCTGTTAATCCAATCAATGATTTATATTTTAGATTTTTAGTAAGTAAGTTTTTAGCTTGTTTAAGAGTTAAAACCTGTACCTCATCTAATACTATTAAATCATATTCTCCTGATTGTTTTACAAGAGATGAATAACAAAGTGTGGTAGTTTTTTTAAGATATGATTTAGCTTTCCACTTAATAAATTCATTAGGTATATCTTCATCTCTTAGTTTGGTATTAGGGGTTACCCATAGAATTTTTTTATATTTAAACTTTTTTATAAGTTCAATTAATATGCGAGTTTTTCCTACTCTAGGGGCAACAAGATAAGTACCTATATCATCATATTTAGCACTACTAAGTATATCTTTTAGTATATCCTCTCTTGCATTCATAATTAGTGACATTGTGCATAGTTAGTACCAAAATCTGCTGAAACATCTATTGGTATATCTAAGTTTAATTTGTTATTTACCTCTTTGATACTTTCTTTTAGTAGTTTTAATATATCTTCTTGTGTATATTTATCTTTTAAAAATGTAAAACCTATCTCCAATTTCTTCACTTTATGTCGCTACTATAAAGCAGTTCTCTTATGAACTTCTCATAATTTCTTATGAGATGGGACTATATCTTCAAGATTAAATCTTGCCCTGCTTTTCCACTATACTTATAGTGTACTCCAAAATGGATAGTCTCTGAACTTTACTAATAAATTATTAGTCTTAGCTGCTGATTGTCTTTTTTAATAAATTAAGAGTTTCCAGCAATTAACAGGGTTTATTCACAACAATTTTATTTATCGTGATACTGAAGAGATATTTTAATACCTCTTTTTCTTACTTGTCTTACATAATTATCAAAACACCATACACCTAAACCTTGATTACCTGTAGAAAAAGCATCTTTAAAGTATCTTAGTGGATATAATAATTTACTGTAAGGGTTTAATAGCCACATAGAACTTATTTTTTCTGTAAATTCTTGTTGTTCTTGAAATTTTAAAGATAGTAAATCTTTATTCTTATAGTCTGCTATTGTACCATCTTTAAATATTATTCTAATAATAAAATCTTCAGATGTTTGTTTTACAGCCTTATTTCTATTCCAATAGGTTGTATGTAGTGCCTTAGCAAAATCTAAATCAGATTTTAAAGTTTCAGCTATTTTAGGTGCGCCAGCTCCATAAATTCCAGCAAAATTAACTGTTTTAGCTTTACTTCTAATAGAGTTTAATCTTGCATATTCATTATGTTCTTCTTCAGTTTGATTATCTACTTTTTTAAGCCTTTTAAAATCTTCAGATTCTTCTTTAGACATTAATCCAGATAAAACAGCTATATCTATATGTGGGTCAAAACCAGGTGTTCTCATTTGAGTTACATAGTCTGGGTCATATTTAAACATATAGTTTTGCTTAGTAGTATCCTCTAAAGCTGAACAGTCACTACCACAAAACAAATAATTTTCATTAGGTACAGTAATTAGACCTCTTATTTGTTCACCATAAAATTTACCTACTTTCACCAGATTTGCTACAGGTTTAGAGTGCATAAATCTCATTGTGTTGGTGAAACCATTTGCTGTAGCTTCAACATAATTATTACTATCTAAAGAGTCTTTAAAAGCTTTAAAAACACCTATTCTATGTTTAATTAAAGACATCTGGTCTAAAGTTTCTAGTTCAGGACATAGAGGATATAAATCTATTATAGATTTACAAACTCTTTTACTATCATCTAGTATTTGAGGAACTTTACCATTAGAACCATCTTTAAATGTAATAGGTTTCCAACCTAAAGAAAATAAAAAATCTTTTAATTGGTCTGTACTACCTGGATTAGGTTCTTCCAATTTAAATATTATAGAAACTTCTCCTTCATAATCTTCAGGTAGATTTTCTGCTGATAATAAATTAAACCATTTCTCACCCAAAGAAGATAAAGAACCATCTTTTTTATACATTTTAGATGGTTTAGAAATTATTTTATATACTACTTTTTTAGGCATCACTGAAGCTAATACCTTTTCTTTTTCTTCATATAAACTATTTAATTCCTCTAAAGATTTATTTAATAAATCAACATCTATTTTACATTTAGTAAATTCTTGTTCTCTTAAACAATCCATTTTAAATGTAATATAGTTTATTATTCTCCAATAATCTTTACCATATAATCTTCTTAATAGTAAAAACTGTTTATGAAACAATAATTGATTTATCTCAACATCTTCACTACACCTATGTATATAATCTTCTATAGATAAATTAGACCAATCATCTATTTTAGGTTTCTCTACACCTAATATTTCTCCCCATACATCTAATCCGTGAGATACTTTTTTACCTTTTCTAGGAGTATCATAAGAAGAGTATAAATACCAAGATAATCCTAAAGTATCTATTATTTTAGTTTCTTTAGGTACTACTACACCTAATAGTTTATGTAATACAGGTAAATCATATCTAATAATATTATGACCTACTAGAATAGATTGAGTTTGTATAAAGTTTTTAATAGTTTCATAATTTGTAATACTGTTTTTTTCAGTTAAGACTCCATTATTGAACTTCTGATATGATAGACAATGTATTTTAGTAGCATTATCATACAAACCATTAGTTTCAATATCAAAAATTGTGTATTGCATAATGTTTAAAATTAAAAAAGAAAGTGAAGTGAAATATTGGAGAATTAAATATCTCACTATCACTTTCTTATATTATTAGAAACTTGAACTTTTATGATGTGTAATCACTCACACAGTTTCTAATAAATGCAAATACACAAAATTTTATTTACTTAATGTTTTTACAAATTCTTCTCTTAAAGGTATATAATCTTGGTCTTTTTGACCTTCCTCTACAGATTGTAAAGTATCTTCATCTATAACTATAAATAAACCAAAATTTTTATCATATAGTTTATCACCTATATAGATATCTTCACCTCTTAAGTCTTTTAAACCTGTAGGTATTTGAGGTTCTAATTCCATAGCTAATCTTTTATTATTTTACAATATAAGTAAAAATGGTATTTACTATCTACTGATTTACTTTTTACTACAAAAACATTATCATCTTTATCTATTATAATGTTACCTTTATTGTAGAGATTATATTGTTTATCATCTACTCTAAATAGTACGTGAGTACCTTTTTTAATTGTTCTTTCTAAGAAATAGAATTTTAAGTACTTCACTATAATAATTGCTAATAGTATAACTATATACACTGCAATTATCACTCCAATGATTGTTAAAATTTTTGTTATCATATGTTTATAATTTTATTTTTTTTAAAGTTTAGTACAAACCTATTTATTTATTAATAAAATACTACTTGCAAATTCCTGGTTTCCGTAAAATAATAATCCAATATTTAGCGTCTAGCACAACTGGGTAGACCTCCACTTGTTTTATAATTTAAACTATTTGAAAGATTTTTTACAACCACGCCATTGTCTTTTCATATTGAATTTCAATAAATAGGTTTTGTACTGAACTGTCAAATTTTTATTTTTAAGTTAATTTTATTCTTAATAAAAAACTACTCTTTTATCTCACGACTAAGAGTAGTTATAAATAACAATAATAAAAATGTCAAGTAATTTGCTAAACGCATCAATCAAAAAATTGAGAGAAACTTAGAAAAACTCTCTATATTTATAAGAAAAAGCTCACATGATAGCCTAAGTTTTTTAAAAATTAATTATATATTAAGCACGTATCTACTCTAAAAAATTGAGAGAAAAAGGACTTAGTTTAGTTTCAACTGACCCATAAAAGTGTTTTAGAAGTAACTAAGTCCTCACCACTCTAATTATTAATAATAACAATAATATATAAATGAAACACATCAAGTTTGCAGCTAAGACTGGATTTGAACCAGCACGAATATTTCTATTCAAAGGATTTTAAGTCCTTCGTATCTACCAATTTCACCACTTAGCTTTTTTGAGAGAAAATTAAATAAGTTTTATTCATTTTAACCCTATAGAAGTAACTTATTTATCACTACTCTTAAATACAATTGTCCAATTATATACTTTGTGGAGATAAGTGGAATTGAACCACTGACACAAGGATTTTCAATCCTTTGCTCTACCAACTGAGCTATATCTCCATTAGATGTTTATTTCCCAACAAACATCTAAAAATTTCCACCCAATAGAATTTTATATGCGGAATATATAGGATTTGAACCTATGACCCTCTGATTAACAGTCAGATGCTCTAACCTGCCTGAGCTAATATTCCAGTTGTGGGTAAAATTAAATAGGTTTTTAAAGTATTAAAATCCCTAATTTTAGCTTGAAGTAACCTATTTATCACCACACTCTTCTTTATATAATGAAAAAAACAATTTTCTGTGGTATTGGTAGGATTTGAACCTACGAACCTATAAGGAACAGTTTTACAGACTGCCTGCTTTAACCACTTGCATACAATACCATTTAAGACTAAACACAATAAGATTTTATGTAATACCCAATAATTTACGAAGTATCTTATTGTTCAGTACTTATTTCACCTAATATTTAACAATATTAACAATTTGAGATAGCTATAAGACTCGAACTTATAATTCCTACTAACTGCGTAGGTGTTTTACCATTTAAACTAAACTATCAAATAGAACTAACATAATAAGTAAAAAAGTCTAACCTTTAAGAATTAAAAAATCTCTGTTTTGAAGTAACTTATTATTCAGTATCTTTAAGCATTATAAACATACAAAACTTAACTTAATTTTTTTATTTGTAACAGTAATAAAATTTGAGACTAAATGTGATAAGACAGAAATTCTACCACAGATTAATAAATAAACAGATTTAAATGAAGTAACTTATCACTCAGTACTCTAAAATATATTATGTTCACAGAATATTTATTTGTAGCCCCAGTAGGAATCAAACCTACACGCTAGGAGTAGAAATCCCAGATTCTATTCATTAAATTATGGGGCTAAGTTGTGGGTATACTGTAATTACTGTGTTGATTTTTTGTAAGATAAAAATCCTTTGAAACCAACAAAAACAGTATTAAATTATAAATTCTAAATATATAAGTATTTATGAAGTAAGTAATTACTAACCACACATAAAGAAAAATAATCATTAAAACCAGATTGCAAAGGTATGGTAAAAATTTTAATTAAGCAAATTAAAATCTAACTTTACCCCATATTTTATAAGCATTCCAAAATATTTGTCTAATAGGTTTACTGAAACCACAATGTTCTAAAGCTCTTTTAAGTGCTAGTTGTCTACCTACTCCTTTGTCAAAGTTATCCTTTGGATTACAGATAGTATGAGTAGTAACAAGAGTTTCTTCTCTACTAGCTTCTGGATTATTGAAGTTAGAGATTCTCTTAATAGTACAACTAGTACCTTTAATATCTTCTTTATTTGTATGTTCAAATATTACTTTGAACTTTGTATTGTCAATTGTTATAATCATATATTTATATTTTAAGGTAAGACCCTTAGAAGAAGAAATTGAGAAATCACTATTGTATTGTTTTAAGAGGTTATTACTTCTAAGGGTCTTTATAGGTTGTTTATATTCTTATAGCTTTAACAGCATCAAGATAATTGTTTGGATTAAACTCTGTCATAGCTATTTCTTCAAATAAATGAAAACCATAGCCAAATAAGAATTTAACGTGGTCTCCTTTTAGTATAGAAGTACCATAAGCAGCCATATCTACAGAATAGATATATGGAGTACCAATTTTATAAACAAGGTTAGCATATGAGTCATATGTTCTACCATTGTTAATTTCATTGTCTGATAGAATAAATATTCTATCATATTTCCTACCACTATTAGTAATAAGATTAAAAGCAGTAGATAGATTAGTACCTCCTAAATTTTCTTCCATATCTCTAGCTAGAGAGAATACATCTGTATTAGGATTATAATTGAAGAAATTAGCACTACTACCAAATCTTATTATATCTGCATTTACAGCTTTAGCTATAGTGGCAGCAATAAGAGTGGCTTTCTCCATACAAGTAGATTTAGATGTAAAACCAGAAGTACTTACTTTGGCATACATACTACCTGACATATCTACAATAACAAGATTTTTACCTGTTAATATCTCTTTTAGGTTAGGTATTGCCTCTGTATAACCTTTAGATAAAGCAGATAATACTTCTCTTGAACTACTATTAGTAAAAGTAGATTTTACTATCTCTTGAGCCATATCAATTTGATAAGGAAATATTTTTCCTTTCTTGATAAGTTCTGAATTAGATAGTAATTTACAGAGTTTAGTAATTGTAGAGTCTTCTGGATTATTAGAAAGTATATTTCTAATATTTCTAAGAGCAGCTAATATACCTAATTGGTTATTATCCAATAGTTCTTTCCAATTATCAGCTTTAGCTTGAGTTAAGATTTGTTCTGCTTCTTCTTTAGAAATTTTATTTTCTTTAAGAGCATTGGCAACTTCTTGTCCAGCTACAACTTGATTAACTTCCCAAGTATTTGCAGATACTTTATAGTTTTTAATGATAGCTGTTAGAGTACTTATAACTTCATCATTATAAGTAACTGTAGCTTTAGAAAGTGTTGGATTTGGTCTACAAAGATTAATAACATCAATAAGTTTTGACTTATACTTTAATAAGTGATAAGTAGAAAGGTTTTCAATAGCTTGTTTAAAACCTTTTTTCATTGAGTTAGTAAGTTTCTTACCATTGGAGTATTGTATAAAACCATTAAGTATTTCATACATATCATCTGGTCTATAAATTACACCAGTGGTATTAGAATAAAACCTTTTTGCAAAGTGTTTTTCTTTAATATGTTTAGCTAAAAATACTGAAGCTATATGAGAAATAGTTCTCATTCCAGCACCAAATTTTCTTGACCAAACTACACACTTACAAGTTAGTATAAGGTTTATTTGAACACAAGTTTCAATTAGACTATGTAGTCTAGTAACTTGGTCATTGGCAGTAGCATAAAATTGAGGTTCTAATTTTAGAGTATTAAGCATAGTTAATAGGTCTAAAAAAGGTTCAAGTTTAAATGCTTTTTTACCAGATATATTTCTAGTATCTCTTTTAGGTAAAGATTTTTTAATTTTCTTTACCTCTTGTTTTTCCTTGTTCTCTTTAATAGATGATAAAGAGGTTTTTAATAGTTGATTAGTTTTTGACATTTCAGTACAATTTATTCTTTACTGTTAATTTTTGTTGCTTGAATAAAAAAGTTAAAGATAAAATTTCTTTCTTTTTTACTTAAACTAAGTAATAACTTAGTTATCCACTCAATTTTGTTGAGTGTTCTATCCTCTGGAAATTCACCTGTATTTCTATCTACTGGTGTAACTTTAGAGTTATGAGTAAAGCCTGCTGTAGAACCAGTAAATAATATTTTAGTCTCAGATTTACGTATATGTGTGTAATATCTTGAGGTAATATCTTTTACTTTTCTTTCTTTATCATCTCTATTAGATAAGAAAGTTCCAGTATTTAATTCTTCAGTAGCTTTTTCTAAAGCTACTTTAATATTATCTGGATATTGTTCTATGTATCTAATGATTACTAAATCTTCCTCATTAGAAAATCTATATAATTTACCCAAAGCTAAATTAGAAATTGGTTATTACATATTTGTCAGCTAAGAAATCATTCTTGAGGTCTTCAAGATGATTATAACAATCCATTAGAGTTTTTTCTTTAAAGAACTCTTTAGAGAGAGTAATTCTTCTCTTGTAATTGTTTTTCTTTTCTTCACCATAGGTAATAAAAGTTACTGTGCCACCATTGTATTTAGCTTTTTGTAAAAGGTGTAGAATGGCTTTGTCTTTGTTTGATTTTTCCATTTGTTATTTGTTAATGTTAAAAAAGGTTATTAGTTGTTATTTAAGTCCTCTAGCTTTTTATAGAGTATCTCAATCTCTTTCTCCACCTCATTTATTATGAATAAAGGAGTATTTGGAGTATTTAGTAAGGTATTTAAGAAAGTTTCTCTATTTGAGATTTTTCTTAAGATGATGTATTTAGTATATTCCATTTTATTGTTATTGTTAAAAAAGGTTATATATTTGACTAAAATGTTTTTAAAATGAGAGGTTTTTTGTTTAATTGTTGTGGGTTTTTTGTTGTTTAGAGCCTAGTTCTTACCTAGTTCTAACATAATTAGACCAAAAATCTAAATAATCCACACAAATTATTAATAAACAACCCCTAATTAGAGCCTAATTAGAGAATAAACCTAATAAATCTCCACAAATCTTTTATTAAAAACACTAATAGGTATAAATAACTATACCTATTAGTGAAAAAATAAAAAAAATAAAGTGTGTAAAACCTATTTGAAAAACAATAAGTAAGTGTATTTAACACCTACTTATTGTCTAATAGTTAAAAAGGTTCTGCTTCTTGTTGAGCTACTGGTACAGCTTGACCTTGAGGTTTGTTCTCAAGAGCAGCTCTAAGAGCAGCAGCATCTACAAGTTTGTCTTTTCTTGTACCTGTTTCATCATATACAGATTTCCTGTATATCATTCTACCTGTCTCATCTTTGTAAGGTACAGTCCATTGCTTTTCATTGTCTTGTTTCATCACAGGTTCTTGTCCATCATAGAATGGTGTATAAGAACTAAGTACAACTACTTGACCTGGCATCTCTTTACCCTCAAAATAGTTACCAGAACTAGAGGTATTTATTGTTACATAAGCCTCTCTTTTGGTCTTTCTTTCAAAGGTAGAACCTAAGTCATTTACTTGAAACTCTGTTCTTACTTCTTGAACTCTGATTTGAGCCATTTCTGGGTTATTTTTGCTGATTGCAATAACTCCGTTACCATTTTTTTCTGAGTGTCTAATTACTGTTACCATAATGTTTGTAATGTTTTAAAATGTTTGTAAAATATTTGAACTAAGTTTTTAATAATTATGACAATAAGCTACTAACTTACTGTCAAAAATGAGTGAAAGGTTTATAT